TAATATAAATATAGAAAAGCTCAAATGTGAACAAATTGTAAAAAACTTGTCCCAAAATTGGTCAAGTATATATATTCTTTCTTTGGTACTTTCTTTCTTAAAACCCTTGACATTGCAGAATTAACTTGATATACTTATGCTTGTCGGAGCACTTCTGACAGAAAGGACGATTTAATGAAATTTACAAAAGACCAAATTATCAAGCTTAAAGACCTTGAGGGAAGTACCGCGTCATATGCCAATCTATGCAAGACATTGGGCATCAAGCAATCCGGTGGAAATCAAAAGAAAACATTTTTCAAAGACCTTGAAGCATACTGTGATTTTGAAAAGATTGAGGGCGCAGACAGATACAGCATTGTCAAAGTTTATGACGAAGCCGCGTCTACTTTAGTTCAATCTAAAATTACAGGCGTCCCGAAGCAACAGCTTTTGTTTGACGCCGTTTTGTATTCTGCTCTTTTGCCTTATCCTAAAGAAGCCCTTTATGTCAGCAACCTGGAATTGCTTCAGTTGTTCGGAGAAGTCAATGATAATTTTAAGTATTGTGTCAATATCGACCGTCTGAAAGAAGTGTCTGACGGCGAGGACATTTTATACATGAACGATATGAGCAAGACCGTTTATCATATTTTATCCCGGTGGACTAAGCGCCGAATTCAAAACATGAACGAGCGGCATGTTATTATGCATCGCTATGGCTTTAGGCTGTACACAATCATTAAATCAAAAGAGGACGGCATTGAATACAAGATTGCCAAGAATGTTCCAATTGGCTCAAACCTTGAAAAACGGTGTCAAGCTGTTTGGGGCAGAGCGTTAAGAAGCGTCGAGGGCGAGGACTTTCTTATGTCTGATGGTTCGCTTAGTTGGATGCCTGAAGAAAAGTGGCATTTGTTTGAAATCAATCTGCGCAACATGGTCAGAGCCGAATTTGAAGCCGAGGACTATTCTGATATGCGCGTCGTTAATGTTATCTGGGGCGCAGAAGAATCTTTTTTGCGAGAAGAAATTAAGCGACTGTATCAGTGCATTGTTGCATTAGACAACATTCAAGAACGGGCACAAAGCAAGGTCCGCAAGACCAAACAGCTTGATACAGAATTTGAAAAGCAGGACCGCGAAGAATTTATTGATTATAATATGACGGACGAGCCGCCAAGATGGTTTGACAAGAAGAAAGGAAAGAAACGGTCGTAAATACCAAAATTTTTGCCTATACGACGATTAAATAGTATATGGGTAGTGCTTATATACCTAACACATAAATGTGCTTAAATCGAAAAATAATGGCATTTATGGCTATATAAAAAAAATAAGCCGTCAGACCAGTTAAGTCCAACGGCTTTAATTTCGATTTTATTTCTGTTCAGTTCTGTCCGCCACCTCTTTTCTGAGATATTTTAAATAGAACAGCGCTTTGTCAATGTCTTGCAACCCGTTCTTCTTTTCAAAGCGCCAGATATATTTTATTACATTGGCGACACAGACCGCTTCAATTCCTTGTTTGTCTATAGTCGCAGCTTTTATTGCGTCAATGCATTCAATTCCGCCCTGCGTGTAATGAGACGGGTGCAGGACCATATCATCCTTGGGCTTGGTTGTTTCAGATTTTTTCATTGTTTTCCTCCAATTCTTCAAGGTCTTTATTTCCATATCGGACTTCTTGCCCGTATATGTTCTTTAATGCATCTACCGCCTCGTCAACAGTGATATGGAAGAATTCTCTGTTCGGCGATACGCGCTTAGAGTCGAAGTGTGCGTGCATCTTAGATTCAACGTCAAATGCATCGTCACAGAAGCAATAGGCGTTAAGTGCAAACGGCTCAGGCAACGAAGATGAGCTGAGTTCGCGAACTCGTGTATATGGACTAAGACGGCGGGTAACGCCTATTTTCTGAATTCCAGGCAAAGATGGCGAAGAAATAACATAGACAAAGCCAGCCTTCTTATTTCTTGCCCTGTACTGCAAGTTTGCAATTCGACGGTCGAGGTTTGTAATGTTCTGTTTCAAGATTCTCGCTTCTTCGTCATTGAGCGCGCGACCATATGCCAGTTCCATTGATAGGCGTTCTTCTTTGAGTTTTCTTGTCTCGGCTTCGATTTCAAGCAGCAGTTGTTCTTGTTCTTTTAACAGGCGCTTTTCTTCTCTGAGTTTAATCCGTTCTGCTTTTGCCCGTTCTCTGATAAGGACATTAAGGCGCATAAGTTCAATGCGTAGGCTTGCATATTTTGAGTTTAATGAAACGCCTACCATTTTTGTTTTGCGTTGTAGAGTATTAAAGCGGTCGGACGCGTGTTTCATCGCAAGCGCGAGAGAACCGACAGAGCAACTCTTTTCTTTCTGCTCCACATAAGCGTTAAATGCGTATAGGCATCCGGTCGCAACAGCCTTTTGCAAATCATTTCCTTTTGCTCTTGAGCCTTCGATAGCATATCGCTCGTCAACTCTCCACAGACCATCTGCTGGAAGCAACTTTCTTGTGGAATAATCACTGCCCGCCAGTTCTTGTATTTGCATTAAGATGGTCGCTTTCTTGCTTTCAAGTTCAGAGCAAGATAAATTATTGGGTACGATAGTCTTAATTCCAAAGTCTGACAGAACTTCTTGTGTTTCGATTGAATCACGCAGAAGTTTTAGGCGTTCGTTGAGTTCGTTGGTTTCGGCGTTTAGTCTTGCTTTCGTTGATTCAAGCGAAGCGACTTGGCGCTCAAGTGTTTCCTTTTCTGTTTTTAATTTACCAAACATTTTATTTCTCCTAACCATTCGTTGAAATGATTATATCATAAATATGCAAACTTGTCAATAGGAAATTTGAAAAATTATTGACTTTTTATAATTACCTCTATATACTAAGAATATAAAGCAAGAGAGGAGGGTATTATGCGGTTTTATTCCGACAAATCGCTTGAATTTGAAGAAGAGCGACTCAGAGCAAGAAGGTCGCGTCTTGAAACAACACCAGAAGAAATTGATTTTGACCTTGATTACTTTGACATTATAGATGATTCGGGCGATGATATATATGACGCAGAGGAGGGCTGATAGTGCCTCTTGAAAAATTTCATTACATCTATTCAATCGGCACAGACGCATTATATACGCCCGAAGAAAAAGAAGTTCATAAAAAGCTCGTTAAGCTATACAAAATAAGAAAAAGGTGGAATTCCGACACGCAGAAATGGCGAAAAGCGTGTGTAAACCGCGTTATAAAGAAGTACAAGGCAAAATTGACCGAGCTTTTAGACAGGTCTTTGGAGCAGGACATTCACAGGACGGTTGACCCAAATTGTCTGAAAGACAAATTTGTTATCAATCTATTCGATTCTGAATTAACACGAGCATTGAACATGCCAGACTATCAACTTAGTGACGAGTTGATAATGGTAAATGTGTATTTCTTCCAAGTGCTGAAGAGCATAATTTTTAATGGCTTTATATTGAATGGTGAGAAATATGTATTTTACACGGCATCGGCAGGGCAGATTCGCACAAAGCGGATGATTGCAATAAAAGAATCCTCTTATAAGAGAATTCAAGGGCGATTGTTTTGTGGGCTGACAGTTGATAAGATAAATGCATTGGGCGGCATCAATTCAAATAAATTTGCTGCTTATGCCGCGCTTACGAATTCTGCCACAGACCAATGGGACGATTTTGATATTCGTCGGGCAATAGTTGTCGATGATTTTGAAACAAAATTTCCAGCGCTTGTTGATTACATCAATTATGAGACATATGAGGTCAATCGCAAAACAATGGATGTTGACATCCCGTGTACAGATGGTTGGGGTATTGTTGATGGCGAGACGACGAGAATGTGCCGGGCTCCGTGGATTAAGGGCTTGCTCACACAGTTCCCTTTGCAACAGTGGATAAGAGAAGAATGCACTGCCGATAAATGGATTGTCAAAGATGCTTGGGGCAAAGAGCACAATCTTGTCGAAGAAAACATTAAGGTTATTTTCTGCTTGAGCCAAATGAAGCTGAAAAAGTTCTATTCAAGTTGGGACGAATATTGCGGCGAATTTGAGAAGAACGGATGCACAGTCAATTACTGCAACATGGAAGAGGAAAACATAAAGTCCTCTCGAATCAATTATCAGATGCTTCAGCAATTGTCTTCTATTACGCAACCCGAAATCGACAGGCTTGTGAGACGGTCAAACGAGGACATTGAGAAAATCGGCGTTGATTATCGCACAACAATGAGGCTGCTTGGTGCAGACGATTGGAACAAGGACAAGAGTAGCTTACAGGAAGCGTTGAATATTTATCCAGAATTGTTCAGAGACGAGTATTCAAAAGAAATTCTTCGGCAAACAAAGAAAAGCTTGGTTAAGCAGGCAAAGGCGGGCAAGGTTAGAGTAAATGGCAAATATTTGTTTGTTGCGCCGAATCCACTTCCGTTCTTGCGTTGGATGACGACGGGCGAGAAAAGCCCATATGATGAGTTGGCGGATGGGGATGTGTATACAAATCAATTTTCCACTGATAGCGAATTGATGTTATTGCGGTCGCCGTCTCTTGGAAAAGAATGGGCAATTAAGAAAAACAGGCGAAACGAATATTTAGATAAGTGGTTGGGTCAATCAAAATGCATTTACACAAGTAGCTATGACACTGTGAGTAAAATGCTGGCGTTCGATTGCGACGGTGACAAATTATTAGTAATTAAAGATTCCAACCTGCTTAAAGTTGCAAAAAGAACAATGGACGGCGTTGTTCCGCTTTACTACGAAATGAAAAAGGCGCAAGGTGGAGAATTAACGCCTGAGACAATATACCGTGGAATGTCGATTGCTTACACATCTGGCAATATAGGACCGATAAGCAATTTAATCACAATCGTTCACAACAACGATGAAGAGGACAGAGAAGAAGCCGACCTTGCTATTAAATGGCTGACAATGGAGACAAACTTCCGAATTGATGGCAGCAAGACACTGTTCTTCTTGACGCGACCGAATTTTGCTGACAGGATAATCAAGAAGCACACAAAATCCAAATTGCCTAATTTTTTCATTTATGCTAAGGATAAAATGTATGACCCGAAGCACCCGGAGAAATCACAGGTCGCGCCGCCCAATCAATCTGCAATGAACAGAATTGCGGCGGCTATTGTTCCGAGCAGATTAAAGTATAATAAAAATTTAGGGCAACTTGATTATCGTATGCTTATGAATGTCGACGCGGGATTTATGATAAGTGATAATTGTCAAGCAATTAAATCCTATGATTATTGGCAGATGCGGGTTGGTGCAATTGAGGTTCCCGACAATGTATCTGCAGACGAGGACTTGTATATTTATAGAAAAATTCGCACACATATACTCAATGAGTGTAGGTGGGATTTAGATTTCGTTGTAAACTCGCTTGTTGCATACTTATACACAGTTCGTCCGAATAGTCATAAAAAAATGCTGTGGGCATGTTTTGGTGATGTGATTGTAAGAAATCTGAAAAATAATACAAAAGACCTTGGGCAGATTTGCCCGATTTGTGGTCGGCGATTTAGAGCAAAAGGTAACAACAAAGACAAGCAAATCGTGTGTTGCGCCGAGTGCAAAAACAAGTGGGACACGGCAAGACGGCACGACAGGACAGATGAATAAAAATTCTGTTTTTGTCGCGGCTGAAATTAGTTCGTAAATCAATTATTATATAAATGTTCAAACATCGGCAGTTCAAAACAAGGGTATTCACTATGGGAAGAAGCCCATTTTGGACGATGAAAATTATGCCCTTTGTGGCATTTAAGAAAGGGGTTCAATACAAATGAAAATTAACTGGAAGGTCAGACTAAAGAATAAGTATTTTTGGCTGACGATTATTCCTGCCCTGTTCCTTTTGGTCGGTCAGGTGCTTAGAGCGCTCGGAATTGATTATGATACGGACGCGGCGAGTGCAGCTGTGGTTGATGTTATCAACGCTATCTTTGCTCTTCTGTCCGCATTTGGTGTTGTGGTTGATATGACCACGCAGGGCGTCAGCGACAGCGACCGGGCGTTGACTTACGACGAGCCTAACTAACGAGGTGTTGAATGAAACGGAAAAACGGAGAATCGTTAATCCAGTATGCGGGGAGAGCTACTGATGCTCTCTCCGAAGGATTAATTGATTATAATGAATGGGCAGAGGCAGTCGTTGGAGACGGCGACATGTATGCCCGTGAGAATTTAAGAAGATGCAGCGTGTTCTTTAATCAATTTGTTCAAAATGTTAGAAATGATGTAATTGAAGGAACTGATGAAGATGTTGACGAGCTGAGAGATGCCACAGACGCGCTTATTAAAGAGCGCAAGAAAATTGAAACGGCAAACCTTGAACACCAAGAATATTTCAGAAAGGTCGCAAGACAAGAGCTTCTCACAGAAAAGATTGAAGAAGCGATTGGGAAGCTGCCGAAGATTCATCCGGCTCATATGGATTATACATATCCTGCTGAAACAACGGGGCTGTTGGTCATTTCCGATGAGCATTTTGATTCCACCTTTGAAATCAAGGGGCTTTACGGCGAGACCGTCAACAAGTATGACAAAGACGTATTCAAGACACGTATGTGGCATTTGCTTGCCATGATGGAAAATGACCGCTTTGATTACGATCAGTTGTTTGTGGTTAGTGCGGGGGACGCGGTTGAAAACATCTTGCGCATGAGTTCGCTTCAGAAGTTGCGGCATGGAGTTATTGATTCTACTATTGAGTTTGCTGAATTTATGAGCCAGTGGCTCGTAGAAGCGAATAAGCGGCTTGGCGTTCCGATTCGGTTCGCCATCATTTCTGGCAACCACGATGTGTTAAGAGTATTGACACAGACACCTGAATTTCCAGAAGAATCGCTTGCAAAGGTTATTCATGCTTTTATGGATTTGAGGCTTGTTGATGTTTATGGCGTGAATGTTGAGCCTTATGGTGATGTGTTCTTTACTAATCTTTATGGGTCGAACTTGTTGTTCGCTCATGGCGAGACAGGCGACCTTGTAAGTATTATGGATTATTATGAAAATCTGTATGACATTGAGATTGATTGTCTGTATGCAGGACATTTGCACAGAAGTGAAACAAAAGCGGCTGGTGTTGGAGCAGTTGGAGACCGCGAGGTTGTTCGTGTGCCGTCAATTTGTGGAACGGACACATATGCTAAGAAGATTCTAAAGAATTCTCGTGCGGGCGCTTACTTCGCATTGTATAGCGAGCTTGGACGAGAATTGAATAAGATATATTATTTGAATTAAGTTTGAAGAGCGGGCTTTCTCGCTCTTCTTTCTTTTGCAATTGAACAAATGGAGGTGGGGCGGTGCCGACAGCAAAAAAGAAAGCTCCGACCAAAAGCATTAGGACGGATAGCAGGAATGTGCGGCTGTGCATTGCCTGTGGGTCAAGAAAGCCAATAAGCGATTTTTACTCAACGACATCCGTTCCCAACATGCAATTTTTTGTGTGCCGCAGGTGTGGCAAAAGATTACTTAAAGACTACACAGATAAGGTAGAAAAGCCGATGGCGGCACTATGGCTTGTTTTGGCACAAATGGGCGTACCGTTCATTTTAGAGGCGTGGTATGCCGCTTCGGAAATGTATGAAAACGACAAAACTGGCGATTTAATCACATTCTACTTGATTTCGCTTGCTAACTTAAATCGCGTATATGAGGGCTTTTGGCAATCAGATGCCATGTTGTCCGACATGATAAAGACGGGCGTTGGTGGCGAAGTTAAGGATATTGACCGCCATCTCGCAGACGCAAACAAGTATAGAGCGCGTTGGGGCGATTATACAGCCGATGATTGGGATTGGCTTGAAAGAGAATATTTGGACTACACGTGCGACCTCGAAGCCATATCTGTTTCGGCGGAAAAGGCATATAGGTCTTTATGCAAATGCAATTTGCGCTTTAAGAAAGAAAGCGAGGCAGGCGAAGAAACAAAATCTACAACTGATGAAATCCTGAAATGGATGAAATTGTTGCGCATAGATGATTTCAGAGACAATACAAAATCGGACGAAGATAGATACATAGACCACTTGGCATGGAAATTTGAGAATACTGAGCCTGCTGAATTGACGGATGAGGAGCGGTATAAGGATGTTAAGGGCTATGAGAAAATATATAATGATTGGATGCGGTCAATGCAGAATATGATTGCGGGGACGAAGAACTACCCCAATATTCCTAAGGAGCAGTTGTAATGCCGACCGCAAGAGAAAACGAGCAATTCCGTAAGTCCGAAAATGTCAAAAAGTGGATAACTTATTATCGCAGGAATTGGGACTTATTTGCTGAAGAGGTCCTTGGTATTAAGCTGTATCCTGTGCAGAAGCTGAAATTGCACATGATAGGCGTTGCTGACGAATACTGGGATTTTTCATCTCGTTCAACGGCGAAGTCTTTTATTGTTGGTGTTGCCGCATTTTGTGCAATGAGCTTATATCCGCATTCAGAAATTGTTGTTACATCATCTTCCATCCCGCAGTCCGCAAGACTTGTAAGAGATAAGATGATAAAAGAAATCATTAAGAAATATTCGCCATATTTGAAGTATTTGTATGAGAAGGGCTATTTGACTGTTAAAATGCTTGATGAGGGTGTTTTCGTCTTAACGAACACATTAAATGAATCAACGACAACGGTCGCTGTGTGTTCTGAAAACGCTCGTGGTATGCGTTCTACATTTACGATATATGAAGAGACGCGATTACTGAAGAAAGCAATTCTTGACTCAGTATTTGAGCCAATGGGGCATGAGCGTCCTGCGCCGTTTACGCTTGACCCAAAGTATAAAACAGACAGGTGGATAAAGGCGGCAAAATCTTGCTATATTTCATCTACTCGGTATGAATGGGAATGGTTTATTAGGGAATACAGAAAATGCGTTGAGGGCTATTATACATCAAAGCACGAGAAGTACATTCCTATGGCAGAGGACATTTATACTGCAATTCAAGAAGGAAGCCGAACATGGGCGGACTATCGAAAGGCAAAGAAGAAAATGTCCGTCGCGGATTTTCGCGCAGAGATGGAAAATGAAACACAGGGTAGTCCCGAAGGTGCATTCTTTAGCCTAAAGAATTTTAAGGACAATCAAGAAATTCCAGAGGCATATGTTCCGCCTACCGATACACAGGTATTGGCGAACACAAAGCCGCCGTTCAGAGAAAAACAAGCGGACGAAATACGGCTTGTTGGCGTTGACTACGCATTTGCGAACACAACATTTAAGACGGGATACGGCAACGATAATACAATTATTGAGTGCTGGTCGGCTGTCTGGAAAAACGGTCGGTTCATTCGTAGTCTTGAGTATATGGAACAATGGCCCGCCTCAGACAGTACAGGCGCGCAATGGCGCGTTAGAGAGCTGTTTTGGGACTATAACGCAGACTTTATTGTAAACGACCTTAGAGCGGGCGGCGAAACACTATATAACCTTATGACCGAAAAAAGGACGCATCCAAGGCGCGGCTATATGTGGGATTCACGAGGATTGACAGTCGCTCAGAAATTTAACTATCACCTCGTAACAGAATCAAAGCTTGCCGATTTGCGTATGCGGACGGTTGATAAAGATGCTGTCCCATGCATTATTCCTGCACAGGGCTCGGCACAAAAGAATGGTGTTTGGTGGCTTGCACTTAGAAAGCATCTTGAATGTAACGACATAAAGATGCTTATATCTATGGCGGACAAGCAGCAAGAGCTTGAAGATTCGGGCGAGTATTTCAAATTGACCTCAGAAGAATTGGCAGACAAGCTTGCCCCTTATGGCGAGACAGACCTGCTTATTCAGGAGGCAATCAAACTTAATACAGAAATAAAGGGCGATAACTTATATCTTAAAGAAGACAACAAGGCGACTAAAGACCGTGTTGTTGTTATGTCTTATGTCAACATTGTAATTGATAAAATCGAAATGGAATGGAATAAACGCCTGACCAATGACGATGAAGATTATAATATTGACGATTTACAACTTGTATATTAACGGACAGAAAGGAGGTGCGGTGTGAACGGAAAAGAAAGGCTTGAAAGAGAAGAGCTTGAGGACATTATAAAGTTTTCTGAGGGGCTTGCCTTTATGGATTCTAATTACTATTCGCCATTTTTATCAAATGAGCTTTTGCAGAATTTGAACACAATTAAGGGCGTGCCGTCTTATGATGCCATTCAAAAGGCATTGGTTGATTTTAATTCGTGTCCTGAAAATCTGCAAATGTATAATGAGTTCGCGGCTCAATTCAACATGATATTCAAGCGCACCCTGTATTCTTATGTAAATTCTTTGGCGCTTGATTTGTCTTATGTGTGTACGAACGCATATACAAAGGCGGACTATGAAAGTGCTGAATATGTAAAAGATAAAGCGCGGGTCGAGGACTTTCTTCTTAACTTTGATTACAAGAAAGAATTCCATAATGTTCTGATGAATGTTATGCGGCGCGAAACATATTTCACATGGTTCCGCAAATCAAAGCCTGGCAATGGCAACAAGAAAATGCGGTATGCATTGCAGATAATGCCGCAGGACAGATGTATGATTACGGGCTATTGGGAAAAGGGCTTACTTTACTCAATGGACATGACATACTTTATGCAACCGGGCGTTGACATTGGCGAATTTGACCCCGCTGTACGCAAGATGTATGAGCGAGTCATGGAATCTCCTGGCATTGATTATAAACCGTCTGCGCCATTAAATAAGCGAACTGGCACATATGCTTTGTGGGCAGATGCGTCACCTGTTCTTGGAGCCTATGCTTTCAAAATGGACCCATCAACATTTTCTCCCGTACCGTTCTTGGCATCTTTTGTCAAGAATATTCTTCGAGACGAAGAAGTTGAGCGCCTGCAATATAATAAAGACCTGATTTCTGCATATGCAATTCTTGTCGGCACAATCAGGCTTTATGATGGTGCAAAATCGGGCGAACAAAAAGACCAGTTTGCAATTAACCTTAAACTGCTTGGGCAGCTTATGGCAAAGGCAAAGGCTGGCTTTGGCTCTCTTATTAAATTGGGGGCAATGCCGACCGAAGATAACAAACTGTTCCAGTTTGAGGATAAAAACGGCGACATGTATAAAGACCAAGTTGCTACCACCGCTGCAAGTGGCACTGGTATTAGCCGCGTCATTTATTCTACTGATAGAGTAAGCGCGGCGGAGCTTGAGGCTCAGCAGAACGAAGTTTATCAAACCATGCGCCCGATGTATGCGCAGTTTAATAACTTTATGGATTTCTTTGTTAATCAAATGACAAAGAAGTATAAGTTCAAGTTTACATTTGACGGCGCGACATATAGATATGATCGCACTCAAAGATTTGACCAAATTAACAAATTGGCAGACAGGGGCATTGTTTTGCCGCCATCTGCCTGGGCATCCGTTTTAGGGTGGAATCCTGCGTTATTTGAAGCGGGATTGAGAGAAAGCAAGAATACTGGATGGCTTGAGAAATACAGCCAACTTATGGTAAACATCAATACGACTTCGCAGGAATCAGAAGGTGGCAGACCGCGCGAAGAAGGAGCGGTAGATGCTGCGACCGAGGCAAGCCGCGAATTGTATGCCGATTAAGAAGCAGGGGTAAGATATGATTATTCTTGGAAGTCCAAAAGACGATGAACTTGACCAGTATATCTGTCTCGACGGACCTATTGCGAATGGCGCACATGCCGCAGGAATCCCGCCTAAGTATAAAGACGCTGACGGCTTTCTGTGGTTTAAGCGCACTAAAAAGTTATTGAGGTTTTTAGCGGATATTAGTTATGAGCCTTGATATATTAAGGAAAGCGAAAAACATCAAAAGGTTTTATTTGGGAATATGCAAGCCGTGAGATGCTTGAATGAGGATGAATAATATGATTGTATCTAAGAATACGCAAGATGCGCTGATGGAGCTTATTAAGCAGTGTTTTGTCGAGAACCGCAAATTCGACCGCATGGTGTCTGTGCTCGGCGTCAAGTTTGCCATGAACCAAACTGCCGACCGCATTCATCATGGTATTGCACATTGGTTTCCTGCACTGAGTGACCTAATTGGCGAGCGCACGTTGGAGCGTTATAATATCGCCGTCATCTATGGCGAGACGCCAAGTGGCGCTGAGGATTATGACAGAGCCGGCGACATTATTGCTGAGGTTGAACGACGTGTCATTGATTTCCAGATGATGTTTATGGGCGTATGCAAAATTGCGCTTGATAACAACGACATCCATGTTTATGCCGATTTGCTGGATATGTTGGAGGATGTAAATGAAATCGTCGAGCAGGTAATTTTGCTCAATGATAAGATGGTCATTTATGGCGATGAAAGAATCGGCGCTTATGACCACGATGTTCCTGATTTTTGGATTCTCAAGGAGTCCAACTAACATGATTCGACTTGGCACACCTGCCGATGTGAGTAAATATGTATGCCTTGATGGCAATTTTGGCGTTTATGGCGCATCAGGCAGGTAACATTCCTGAGTGGAAAGATGATGATGGTAGCTTGTGGTTCAAGCGCACTAAAAAGATGTTGAAGCTCTGTGCTGATAACGGCATTGAGTTTTAATATATTAAGGAGAAAATTATGAGTGAATATCAAGCCATTAAAAATCCAGCAGAAGCTCGTCGTCTGTTAAAGTTGGGCAACCCAATCTATGACATTGCGCCTAAGCATGAACATGGCAAAGAAAACGAAACTGTGTTCTTTTTTGAGCGTACCGATAAGCTGTATAAGGATTTGGGTTGGAAGAAATAATGAGAGAGGATTGAGTGAAAATGAGAGAAAAAATTTGTGGCATTTATAAAATTACAAATAAGATAGACGGTAAGGTTTATATCGGCAAATCAATCAATATTTATTATCGTTGGACTCAGCATATTAAGATTGCCAAGAACCCATCAAAGTATCGAGATGGCAATAGACCGTTATATTACGCAATGAATAAATACGGTATTGACGATTTTGAGTTTGAGGTAATTGAGATTTGTGATGAAGATGTGTTATGTAGGCGCGAGATATATTGGATTGGCATATATGATTGTACCACCCTGTCTGGGCATGGCTATAATTTAACATCTGGTGGAGAAAATGGTAATTTTACTCAAGCTAAAAAGGCATACCAATATGACCTTGATGGAAATTTTATTGCTGAGTATGATACCATTAGAGATGCGGCCTTTGCTGTCTGCGATAAACTAGACGCAAGCGCAATTCAAAATGCCATGGGTAAGATTGGCTCACAATCATATGGGTATCAATGGCGATATGATAAGGTTGACAAAATAGAGCCATACATTGAATATCATTGCAGTGCGCTTAAAGTTGCTAAGTACGACTCAAATGGGCATCTTGTAGCAACCTATCGTTCCGCCCAAGAGGCGGCTGATAGCATAGGCAAGAGCAAGAGTCTCGTTAGATTATCTTGCTTAAATAAGGTTCGTTGTGCGGGTGGGTTTACATTTAGATATTACGATGATGAACCGGCGCAGATAAATTATATGCGTAGCAAAAATAATCCGGGACGCGATGGGAATGCCATTAAACAAATGGATGGCGATGTCGTGTTACGAATATTTGATAACGCAAAAGACGTAGCCGAATATCTTAAAATTACTGATAGAAGCACTTTGTATAAATGTTGCAATCACAAATTAAAGACTCATCTTGGCTATTGCCTGTATAAAGGTTATAGGTGGGAATGGGTATAATCTTAAAGAAAGGAGGATGAACATTGCGAAAGAACGTAGAGTTCCAAATGGAGGATATTATAGAAATTCCTCAATGGACGGAAGCGTACCCTGAGCATAAATTTGCGGTGTATAAATGCTGCTTTCTTAGCACTAAGCCAAACGCTCACAAGCTGAATATTGAGGATGCTGTATTGCGTGAATATGCCGATACAATCCTTGGCAACTTTCTTGTTGCTAAAGTGCAATTTGGCGATGCCATGAGCCATGAGAAAGATGAGATAATCTATGGATATTTCCCCCGTGAGCAAGATGTTGAGTTCGTTGAGGACGACGACGTGACCAAGGCATATGCCTATGCCGTTGTGAGTAAGCTATACAGCAAGGAATTTAATGGTATCTTCGAGTTCGACAATTTGCGCAATAGCTCGGTAGAAATGGCGGTAGAGACAGAGGATGACAACGAAAGTAAGGTATTGTCGTTTGATATATTCGGTCTGACTTGTCTTGGCAAGCGCATTAACGGTTCATGCCCCGATGCTGACATTGAGATGGTACGATTTACGGCAAAAGAGGCTGATGCTTATTTTGCCAGTGCTACAAATGCCGTATCCAATCTAACCAAATTTGTTGAAACGAGGAAACAATCTATGGCTGAAAAGAAATATATATCTCATCCCATCAACACTTCTAAAGACGCCGTTTATACTGGTGAGTGGGATGGAAACAAGGCCAAGCAAGATTTAATTAAAGAGAAGAATTATAAATCTCTCGCACCAAAGGTCTGTCTCAATCTTGAGGAAGGCTGGGAGGACAGAGAGGTGACTAAGCTTGGCTACCCCGTAATGGGGTTGTTCGACGGCGAATGGCGTTATTCAACTCGTGCTCTTGCTTCTGCTTTGGCTTATGCTAAACAGAATGACGAGCAGGAGGTTTTGAATAAATTAAAAGAAATCTATGATGAATTAGATTTGAACGAAGAGGGAAAGGAGGACGATGAAAAAATGAGCAAAGAAGTTGCATTTGCGGCTGTTGACCTCAATCTTATGTGGACGAAAATCAATGATGAGCTTCGTGCAAGAAATTATGATTGGCGTTGGTACATTGACGGCATTTTTGAACAGGACAATAAAAAGTTCGTAATTATCAGAAATGATGCCGGCGACAGATTCCGTATCAATTTTAGCTATACGGAAGATGGGCTGTTCATGGACGATGAAATGGTCAAAATTGACATTGAGTTTGTCGAAACCGATGATATTAAGCGGTTCTCTTGCCCTGAAGAGTTCAAACATCTCATGGGTGAAGAGGGCAAGCCTGAAGATGAGCCCGACGAAAAAGACGCAATTATTATGCAGAAAGATGCCGAAATCGACGAGTTGAGAAAAGAGCTTGACGAACTGAAAGCATACAAGGCGGCGATTGAAGAAAAAGAGATTGCTAAGCGCGTTGAAGATATTTTGGATGAAGTCAAGGATTATCTTGATGCCGACAAATATCAGGAACTGCGTGCCGAGGGACTTGCTTGTGGCAAGGACGAGATTGATGCTTTTGGTAATAAGGTTAAGGCACAGTGCTTTAATGCGTTCAAAAAGGCGGCAAAGAAAGACGCAGATAAAATCTTCGCTTTCTCTAAACCGATTGAAATTCAAAAGAAAGATATGTCTACCATGAATGTATGGGACAGAATCAAAGAAAATTATTAAGATAGGAGATTAAATAATATGGCTAAGAATCATGGCATTCTGATTTCCTCGCACTTGATGGCGTGGGACAATGATGCGCTGACTATGTGCGGCGTATATGCAGACGGCGACCTTGATAATGGTCAGCTTGTCACTCTTGATGGCATTCGCAAGAATGCAACTACTGGCGCAGTGCAGGGTTACGACTATGCGGTTAAGCCCGCAACGGCTGGCGCTGATAATGTTTGGCTCGTTGAGAGCCCCGAGCTCGGTTATACGCTCGAGACGCAGACTCACGACGACCCGCGCTACTTCTACAATGAAGCTGGCAAGCCGATGAGCCTGCGGGCTGTCATGGGCGGTGTTGACTGCTTTGAAATCACTAAAGAACTGTTTGCCGCTGGCACCCTGCCCGCAGTTGGCGACATCGGTAAGTATGTTGCTCCTGCTGCTGACGGCAAGTATGCAGCGCCCGCAGCTGTTGCTCCTGAGTCTGGCGCTTACTTCCGCATTGAGGGGCTGACGACCATTAAGTGTGGTTTTGAAGAAGTTCCCGCTGTTCTCCTGCGCTGCATGGCGAACTATCACTAATTAAGAGACTTTGAAAGGAGAATATTATAATATGCTGACGAATCAAGAACTGATTAAGTTTGCTGCTGGAAACACTGATTTCTATGAAGCAGCAATGTCTTATGTTGTAGATAAAGAGCGTTCCTCTGAGAAGAAGGGTCTGCTTCAGACCGCTTTCATGTCCGAGGTTGAGCGCAAGTCCGGCGTTACACGCGAAGGTCTTGAGCAGGATGCGTGGATTAACCATCCGTCTGTTCAGTGGGTAAGAATTTGAAGCCCTCTTTATATTGCAAAATGTAAAGACTTTACGTTAAATGCGTTGAATCCCTAAAGCCTCTATGCCTAAACAGTAGCTTGAAAAGGCAAGCTGAATGGCTGTGAAAACAGAAAAAAGTTAGAGGATATTCATATGGTTAAATCCTAAGTGAATGTAAATGGGTCTTTCGCAGGGAAAGCTCTAAGTGTATTGATGCACTATAAAATGTGACAAATGCATATGAGAAACCCCCAACGACTATCCCCTTGAGGGGGAGTAAAACCCGAAGCTAATGCGGGAAGAAAAATGTAACTCTTATATATCAAAAACAGACCAAGAATTGAGTGATATTATGATTGTACCAGGGCAATACATAAAAATTAAATGGAATCCAAATAATCGTAAATATTATGAGTCTATTGGATATACATTTACGAGTTGTAAAGATTGGATAGAGATTCCAGCAGAACTTGTTACCCATGGTTCAAAAGAGAAAATACAAGTAGAATGTGACTATTGCCATAAAATTTTCACAAAGACTATAGACAACTATTATAGCTCCATAAAAGAATCCAATAAATCTGCTTGTAAAGACTGTGGCAATATTAAAATGCGCGAAACTATGAAAACTAAATATGGCGTTGTAGCAGCGATTCAGTCTCCGAGATTTGCCGAAAAAATAAAACGGACAAACATTAAAAAATATGGGACCGAGTGTTCGCTTGGAAACAAAGAGGTTAAAGAAAAAGCAAGTCGTACTATGCGCGAAAGATATGGGGCTGTTGCGCCGTTTCATGTTCAACAATTCAAAGAAAAGGCAAAAAATACCATTATAAAAAAGTATGGCGTTAATAATGTTTTGCAGTCGCCAGAAATTCAGAACAAAATTAAGAAAACATGTCTTGAGAAATATGGAGTAGACAACCCTGCTAAATCAGATGGAGTAATTAAAAAAGCCAAGAAAACTTGCGTTGAGAGATATGGCGGTGAAAGTTCCCAATCGAGTCCAGAGGTGCGACATAAATCCTGGGAGACAATGATTAGCAATGGGACCATCCCAAGCTCTAAAGCAGAGAAAGAAATGGTGGCTCTTTTGATTGAAATGTATGGAGAAGAAAATTGCTTTCCATCTTACCCGTTTGATAAAGTGATTTATGATTGTCTGCTTGTTATTGGTGATGTTAAAATTGATGTTGAATTTGATGGGTATTTTTGGCACAAAAACAAAAAAGAACAAGACAAACGCAGAGATTTTTATTCTATGCGCAAAGGCATAAAAGTCTTGAGGTTTTTGAGCAAGGGGAATGTCCCCACAAAAGAACAAATTAAACAAGGGGTGCAGTATTTGGTCGATACTGAGCATCATTATTTAAGAATTGATATATAAGAAGAAGATATAGTCTGAACATCGTATGAAAATACGAGAGGTCTGTTTCGCACGGAAACAAGACTGCACAAGGGGTTGCGCCTTTGTGTGAACATTATTGCTGCACTTTCGATTGCAAATGCGACTGTCCGTGCAATCATTCCGCAGACCATTCTGCCGCAGTTTAACCTGTTTGCTGATATGCGTACTGAAAACGCTGGCGACGTGGTTAAGTTCCGCGTGCCTGCAAGAGGCTACTATCTTGTGAGCAAGGGTGGTCGTTCTGAAAGAACTTCCTTTAGACAGCACGGCTATTCTACGGATGTGACTGTTGCCCCCGAGGAACGCATTGTTACCGTCTTTGCTAAGATGTACAATGTTCTCGCAGGCAAGGAAGATATCGGCGAGATGCTGATGTGGGTTGTGGCATCTATCAACGCCGCAATGTATGGCGACGCGCTGAATATTCTGACCGCTGGTCTGGCTACCATTCCTGCTGGCGCTCTGAGCGTTACTGGCGCATTCGACATCAAGACGCTTGTCAAGATGGGCGAAACTGTGCAGTATCGTAATGGCGGCGTGCGTCCTGTATTTGCAGGTTCTGCTACTGCTCTTATGAATGTTGTCCCGGACAGCACTTCTGGCTATCGTCTGAATGTTGATGGCGAAGGCGACGGCAAGGTTGAGCTTATGAGAAGCATTATGGGCTTTGACGTGCTGAAGCTTGACAACGCTGTTGGCGCTGACGGTCAGCTCGTTCTGCCCGACAACAAGATTTATGTTGTTTCTCCGTCTCAGGACAAACTGCTGAAAGGCGTTCTGTCCACGAAACTGACGAACAGCAATGATTTCTATATGAATGCCGACATCACCAGCAACTTCACGCAGAGAATTAGCTATGCATTTGCATATGCTTCTTCTGCTTATGCTGGCGTTTACACCATTCAGTAAGTAATGCATTATAGGGGCGGGCTTAATAGTCCGCTCCTATATATTTAAGAATAAACGGAATAAAAGGAGATAAACATGGCAGGAAAAACCAATGGGTCTAACAAGCCCAAGACTACGAACAAAACCGCCAATGACACATCTGCCCTGCTTGAAAAACAGGTAAAGGAATTACAGTCTCAAATTGCCGCAATGCAAGAAGCGCTTAGGGCTCAGTCTGTGCCAGTTGCTTGCGAACCGCAAATAACCGAGGTGGCACATAAGCCGAAAGCTAAGACCATTCGATTTGTTAATCTTGTGCCCGGAACGCTTGTTCTGCGTGGCACGATGATTTGGAAAATCGAAGGACAGTTCAACTATCGAGACTTTCTTGAGACCGAGGCAGCAATCATTGTAAACAATATGAGCGAATGTATTAGAAGCGGTAGTGTTTATATTGCTGACGCAGAATTTGTTGAAGAGCACAATCTGACCGAAGTATATAGATATTTGCTTTCTGACGAGCAGTTGTCTCATCTGTTTGAATTGGACGCAAAAAGTGTGATTGAAACATACAAGAATTGCTCGGACTCTCAGAAGAACATCATTGAAAATATGATTCTTGAAAAAGTCTCGAATGGCGAAGAAATTGACGCGAATATTACGCAGCAAATCGGTAGGCTGTGTAAAATTGATTTCTTGGCAGATGTTGGAGCGGACGAGAACGAGGTGAAATAATTGACCTCATTTGACACGATTGAGACCCGTGCGCTTGCAGTCATTGAAGATTATAAGTTAAAAAAGCTATTTGATTCAAGCATTGACGGGTTTGAAAAATATTGCGATGGATTGCTTATGGTTGCGGTCCCGCAGTTCTATGAATGCTTAAAGTCTTTGCAATATAACGAGGAAGCTCGGATATTTATTGCGGACCTGGATGAGCAGGAAGTTTCTATTCTTGCCAACTTCTTTGTCATTACTTGGTGGCAGAGAGAAAATAATAATGCTGCGCAGATTGCCTTGAAATTGAAAACTTCGCAGGCATTCCAATTTAACAGTGAAGCCCAAAACTTCAAAGAGAAGCAGAATGTTATTGATAAGCTGCGTGAAGAAAACGCAAGACAAATTAACGCATATCTTGCGGCAAATTTAGACAGCATAGATTTATGAGGAGGCGTTATGAGCAAAGATAAAAGAGCAGACGCTTTCTATAAAATTTTGGGGCTGTTTGAAGATGCTGACACAGATGAAAAATTTGTGGCATATTTGAAGTATTTGTCGCGCCTGTGTGTAAAGTTGCGCGGGCAAGGTGATTTAGAGTCTTATGCGACCGTTCGTGGGTTACATGAGATGGGGCATGATGTTTCGCATGATACTGTGAGGGCAGTAGTCTTTTATTTGATTGGCGATAGGGAGGTGTAATGCATGGCATTGCAGTATTACACAGCCACGCCGAACAATCAATATAGGGACTTAATGCAGGCTTTTATTGACGACCAGTGGGATAATACATCTGCTTTATCGCCCGCAAATGGCGGAGCTTTGCTTGAACAGTGGGACATTGGCTCGGAAGATTTCTGTCCTATTGAGGCGTGGATTGACACTACGGTTGACGATGTAACAAGTGGTGCAAGAGATGCTCGTGATTTCTTGAAGCTCATTTTTAAGGATATTTATCACAGAGTACCACGCGGATTGCAATATAAGTTTGACGGAAACACTTGGCTTGCTACAAGCTCTAATCCATTTGGCGGATTGCCTAAAGCGGTGAATGTTCGCAGATGCAATAATGCGCTGAGAATTATTGACCCGCTGAATGGCGCGGTAGTTAGCATGCCTTGTATCGTTGAATATGATGCGGGTTCTCCGATGAATCAGGTCGGCAGATATGTTATTACGCCGAATAATCACTTGACCGTTATGGTGCAGGGCTCTGAAGAAACTTGGCGGCTATTAAGGCTGAATACGAGATATATTATCGGCGCTCGTGTATTTAAGCTTAATGCGTATCAAAACGCACTAAATAATGCAGATGAGGGTATTCCTTCGCTGCTTTATTTAGACCTTTATCTCGACGAGTTGCATGATGGAGATAACATTGACACGCAGATTGCAGACAATGGCAAGTTTGATTACAGCACTTTTATTAACTCTGATGATATTTCGGTCGCGGCTGGTGCAGGTGCGAAATTGACCGCGACAGTCGTGCTGAATGGAGAAGAAGTTGAGCGCAATATCAAATGGTCGTCCAGTAATACAAGCGTTGTTACAATTGACGAGAATGGGCAATATACCGCCATTGGTGCTGTTGGCGATTCCGCCGCTATTACGGCGCAGCTCAGCGGCAATGAAAATGTGTCTGCTACTATTACTGTGACGATAGCTGACATTGAAAAGCAATCAGCAAACATTGTTATAAACCCGCTGTTTGAGAAGATTCGGCAGAACGATAACATTTCGTTTAACATTGCTGTTGAATATGCGGGCGTGACAAGAACGGACTTGGAAGATGTGGTCGTTGCAATTGCTGATGCAGATAGAGAATTTGTTGCTATTGATAAAATCGATGATTTGAAATATCTTATGGTCTGCAAAAAGATTGCAAAGCAACCTATCGAAATGACCGTATCGGCAAAAATCACGGGAACGGACATTTCCGCCGAGAAAGTTTTTGCCGTTAAGACCGTAGGAATGTTTGGATAAGGAGGGGTTAAATGTTTAATAGCTTAGCTGCATTGCCACCTTCATTATACAACATTATCAATTATCTTGCAATAGATAAATCGGTCGAAGCCGAAAATTTGTGGAAGATGCTAAAATACAACGATTATGATGCGCTGAACAAGCCAAATTTAACAACAAGTGAAAAGCTTGACATGCTTTGGCGAAGTGGTCCGCAAGAAAAGTATAGCATTTTTCTAACAAATTTGATTGAGGACGCATTACCTCAATCAAAATGTGTGTTCAAACTGTATGACTATATGGTTCAGCCCGAGGGGGCGTATGTATCCTCTGTTATTTATGCCTTTGATTTCCTTTATGGCGGGCAAATGTCGTTGGTCGAATATAACGGCATTCCTGTTGCAAGGGGTGATGTTTTTATCAATTCCATCTTGTCCGTACTTAATGGCGTGACAATTGGCGGGGTTGGCAAACTTATGCTTGACGATGATTTATCTCGCTATTGCGGGGCAAAGTCTGTGGTCGGAAATCAAAAGACATTCACTGGCTATGTACTGTATTTGGCAACGAATATGGGCGATACAGGCATAGACGAGGGCTGCGATGATTGACCGCGAAATATTGCGGGAACAATACTTTCAATTTGATGAGCCTGTTCCGTATGATTTGGGCGATGGCAAAGAAGTTCTTATTACGCCAGTCAAGATGAAGCACAGTGAATTATTTACAACTTGCGCGCAAATTCTCATGATTGACAAGAACTCAAGCCCGTCTGTTGAGATAATTCAGATGCCTTATTTGAAATTTTTGACAGATGTTTTATTCCCACAATCGAATGTCTATCCCCTTAATTTGGGGACAATTTGTGCGATTTGTTTAGGGATGAAAAATCCGCAGATTATATTGGATAAAAGGGGCAAGCCCGCAATACGCGATAGTGATCTTGACATAACTATCAGTTGCCAACAGTTTGACGACATTTCAAAAATAATTTTATATCAAAACTTCGTTGATTATGACGATAGATACATTGACCCAGATTTTAAGAAGGCTATGCGCGAGACTGACGAATTAAGGAATAAAAATCTTGAAATTCCGAACACTGAGCGCAAGATGGCGATTCTAACATCACACACGGGGATTAAACGCGCCGACATAAAAGAAATGACTATGCGGGAATTCTCGCTGGTTTTTGCCGAAGTTGTCGGTGAAGTGCAATATATCGCAACGACCTCCATAGCGGCTTTTGGCGGTGGAGATATTGACCACTGGGTCTATCGGAAGAAGCGCGGGGCATTTGATTCATATATTACCGATGTGGATGCTTACACACGGTCTATGGGTGGCAGTTCGGCAATTCGGGCTGTTACAAACGATGCGTCTTATGGGAATGAGATGCAAAGCAAATTTGACAATTTCCTAAATAAAAATAATATAGGAGGAATATAATGGCTAAGAAATTTCTTGCTGGGGTTGCAAGAGCGTTGCTGTTTGCAAACAATGAGCTGATTGCAGCATGCAAGACGCTTACCGAAAGCACATTCAATTTCGCCATTGAGAATGAGGAAGTTAGAGCAGGAGCTGCCAATGGGCTTTGGGGCAAATACTTCCATGACAGCGCTCTGAATCTGACGATTACTGACGCTATGTTCTCGCTTGAATACATGGCGCTTAACCTCGGTGTTGATATCAACCAAGGCGGCATTACTCTTTATGAGTCTGCTGCTACTGGCGAAACTGTTGCTGCAGGCGGAACGATTACTCTTGCAAATGCGCCAGTTGCTTTTGACGGCTCTGTTATCGCATGGTATAAAAAGCCTGCTGATGCCAACTGGACCATTGGTACTGTTACAGGTAGCACTCTGACCATTGGTGGCGCGCAAGCTGGCGACAAGTATTGTGTTAAGTATTTCTATCAGAATGCAAACGCGCGTTCTCTTAAAATCAAGACACAGTATGTGCCGAAGGTTGTGCACATTGTGCTTCTGAACGACCTGTTTAGCGGCGAGACTGCTGACGTTGGTTCCGCCACAAAATATGGCAGACTGATTGTTGACATTCCGAGCTTCCAGTTGGATGGCTCGAACGAGATTTCTCTCACGTCTTCTTCTGTTGGCAACATTTCTCTGTCCGGCTCTGCGCTTGCAGTTGACGAAGGCGACAGCTGCGAGGAAGACCCGTACTATGGCACTATGACTGAGGAAATCTTCGGCGCAGACTGGAAAGCGAATGTTCGCGCACTTGCGCCCGTTCCGTCTGATGTTACCATGAAAGTCAGCACGAGCACGACCATTGATGTTTATGGCGTGTTTGGCGGAATGACCGCATCTAAGAAGCTGAACAATGCAGACCTGACCTTTGCGGTCGATTCTGGCTCTGCTGTTACTGTTGGGGCAAACACTGGCGTTATCACCGCTAAAGCAACTGCTGGAGACGCAGTTGTCAGTGTTAAGCTTACTGGCACAGAAGTTGACCCCGCATTTGTGCATATTACTGTTGAGCAGTAAATAAAATAAGGGAGGGGTTATTATAAATAATTCCTCCCTATTTTTTAATTATGTGCGAATTTAATAAAAAAGATATGTGTTTAGCCCGAAATGACAAATGCCCATTTGTTTATTTTTGTGATAAAATACAGGATTATAAGCCCATGAAATCAATGCCAAAAGATTGCAAGGTCAAGATGAGCGCAATCGCGCCGATTGGTTATAACAAAGTGGCATATGAGCGCAAGGGCTATTTGTATGTTTATCTTGACGCGGACACTGTTATTAAGGTTAAAAACACATCAAATAAAATTCCGCCATATGTAAAGCTCAGAAAAACAAGTGGTGGGGAATACAAAATAGGAAAGTGACGGTTGCCAACATGGAAGATTTGGAACGGCGGCTCGGAAAAGTAGAAAATCGGGTCACGGCTCTTGAAACGGCACAACCGTATTTGGGGCAGTTGCTCGATAAAAATATTCAGGTCTGCGACGACTTGAATAAGGCGGTATCTTCTTTGCAGATTACAATGACAAAAATCAGCGACTCTTTGACAACACAAGGACAACAAATCAGCGACATTAAGGGCGATGTTGATACATTGACAAAAGCTATTAGGCGTGTTGATGATAAAGGCAAGCTCGACGCGGTGTTGTGGATAAAAGAGCATTGGATTCAGATTGCGTCACTTGTAGCCGCGGCAGGAGCGGTTGTTACCGTCTTAGTTAAATGAATTAAATGGGAGAACGGAATAAATGGAATATAATATTACGAAGGAATACTTGACATATGCGGAGATTCAGAACATTGTGGACCAAGTGGTTAAAAGCAATGTGTGGAGCGACAGACAACAGATTATTGATATGCTTATGCTTTTCTATTGCACCGATATTGGGCAAGATAAGATTGCTGAGGTCGGGCATGAGCGGCTGTTGATTGATGGCGTGATTGATGATGTGCGCGGACAGGTAAAGAATTATTACCAGATTCGTCAGGCATTGCAATACACCGAATCGACTGCACGGGCAATTATGCAGTTGTCTACCGAATTTCTGCCGAAATTGCAGAAGGCTCTGAAATCTCCTAATAATAGCACAAAGAAGGGCAAAAAGGGTTGAGCCAAACCGTAAACACATTTGGTGCGTTACGCGCCGAGATGAAAGAGCGCCTGAAGCCTGTGCTTGAATATGTAATAGAAAAAATTGCGGACTATAACAAAAATGCAATAAGCTTCTCTGTATATGCTAAGGGAAATCCAGATGTATACGAGCGGACATTTGAATTTCTTGACGCATGGTCAACGGAAGAAAAATTTGAGACCGACGCATTATATAGCACGCATTTTTATGATTCAAGCAAAATTAGGACAAGAGACCGTGGGCAACATACATCTGCCATAGACGGTACGGATATTGCCTATGCGCTTGCCGACATTATCTTTGAGGGCAAGGCGGGCAGAATATTTGGTCGCGGATTTTGGACTAAGCGCAGAAATGCATGGGGCATGCTTGACAAATATGTAAGCAAGCGGCGCCTAAAACAATGGGTTGAGGAAGGAATGAGACAAGCGGGGCTTGCCTATAAATTCACGGGCAAATACCCCGAGCAATCTCACTATGAAGTATGATCACATTATCACTGGATTGCAGCACATCTTGCACGGGATATGCGGTTTTCAATGAAGATAAGCTCATTCATTATGGCTGTATTAAGCCCGAGGGAGATAGTTGGCGAGAAAGGCTGACACATGAAGGTGCGCCATTGTCTGAATTGATTAAGACCTATCGACCTGATAGGTTAATCGTAGAGGAAGTGCCGTTGAAGGCGGCAAATGTTAAAGTGTTGATGATTCTTGGGGCTGTTCAAGGATATGTTCTTGGGATAGCCGCATCTCATCATGTACCGATTCAATTTGTACTTCCTCAGAAATGGCGTAGCGATATAGGAATTTTTGACGGCACAAGAGAAGGCACAAAACGGGATGTATTAAAAAAGAAGTCCGTTGAGAAAGCCAATGAGTTGTTTGGACTGGACTTGAACTGGGTGTCTCCGTCAAGCAGTAAGAACGATGATGATATAAGCGATGCCATTCTTTTGGGTTGGAGCCAAATTCATAAATAAAAGGATGGTGAATTATGGCGAATAAAAACACGAGCTGGAATATTGGCGTAGGTATTGAGATAAAGACAAGCACAAGCGAAATTCAAAAGAAATTGAATGAAGCGGCGAAAAATGTCAATATCAATATCAAGGCAAAAGGGGCTAAGGAAGCATCTGACGGAATAAGCAATCTGTCAAAGAACATGAACAAAGCCTCGTCCAGCGCGAAGAATTTTGAATTAACATATCAAGCGGCGAACATGATTATGGAGAAGAGCATAGATATTATTAAGTCTATGGTCTCTGAAGTCTATACCATGAATGCTGCACAGGTCGAATTAGCAAAGGTCACAGATTTGTCGGGCGAATCAATGGACGAATATGTGAGCAAGCTGACCGACATGGGAGCAGAAGTTGCGAAGACGGGTAAACTATGGACGGGAGCCCGTGTGATGGGATGGTAAACCAGCACAGAGAATTGTTCAAAACCCAGTAAAACCTAAAGCCTGTTTAACTACAACATAGGGATGAAATAAGCCCAAGTGTGAATGTGGGAAACTGTTAAAAATAAGCAGGATGGCATATGGTTGAAAGACCTAAGTGCAATAAAACAATGGTAGATTGGGCGCGAAGTCCCGAACAGGGATGTGTCAAGAGACTTTATAAGTTCGACCCCTCCAAATTAAACAGGGTGAAGAAATAGTCCAGAATATTTTGAAAAAGGTATTGACAATCTAAAAGTTATGTGTTATAATGGCATCAACAAAGAAAGGTGGGCTTGATTATGTTGTTAATTGCTGTTCCTTTGATGATGCTTTATTGTGTCTGCTATGGCATTGCCTGTTTTTTCAGGCATGTTATTCTTGGCATTCCTTTTGATAAGGACGTTGCTAAGAAGAACAATCCTGAGCAATACAGAAAATGGGAAGAAGAAGATAGGCAGGCTGCAGAGCAGTATAGAAAAGAAGAAAAAGAGCATAACGATTGGGGATTTATTGATTACTCCAAGAAAGATTGAATAAAAGTCCCAAATGGTGGAATCGGCAGCTTAAATTAGGTTGAATATATGGCGACATATATTGAAGAACGGGGTGAATTGCTGGGAAGTCCTTAGAGCCTTATCTACTAAAATGTGACAACGGTAAGGATTGGATTATCAGCAGCCGAGCCGATATTGATTTATCGGAAGGTTCAACGACCAAGACTGAAATAATGTCTGTAGGGCTTAAGTAAGCTCGAAGCGCTCCGCATCCTCAATGGATGAAGATATGGTCTAAACTTATATGAGAATATGAGGGTTGAAAATGAGAGAAAAGAAATACGAAGAGATTGTATGTTTTTGCAAGGAACATGATGTTGATTTTATTACTATTCGCAATGTTCAAAAAAGCGGGAAGACAAGGATAAAAATTACGGCGAATTGCCGGAATTGCAAGAGCAGGTTTGACGTGATTGCCGATACTTTGCGCAAACAGAAATATCCTGGGTTGTGTACGAAGTGCGCGCATAAAGAGAGTGCAATAAAAAACAAGCTAACAGCACAAAAGGTTGTTGATGGGTTTCAAAGTTTTGGATACAAAGTATTGACGCCAATTAACAAAATAAAGCCAATTGGAAAATATCATAGTTTTTTGCAGACCAAAGTCTTAATACAAGACAAGAATGGAATAACGCATTATATCTGTTGGAACAACTTTTGGAATCGTCGCGCCACGTATGTTGCTCTTAATAATGGCGGGTACAGTGCGTCGGGCGCGCGGGAGCCGAGTCCTTTGGAGGCGCTCGTTGTAGATTATTTAGATGAAATTGGCATTGCATTTAAGAGAGAATTTAAATTTTCTGATTGTAGGGGCGACCGCCGCATGCTTCCGTTTGATTTTTGCCTTAATTATAAGTCTAATAAAAAAATGTTAATTGAAGTTGATGGGCCAATTCATTATAAGACAAATTTTGATAAAAATTGTCAGAAGTACGATAGGGCAAAAGACTTCTATTGCGAGACGCACGACATCCCTTTATTAAGAATTCCGTATTGGGAATTTGACGAATTAGAAACTTACAAGCAAAAAATACAATCATTTATAAAAGACCGACAAGCGTAACGAACTTGTTGCAATATATTGGAATTTGCAAAGGCTGGGTTCAATGAATCCGATGCTGCGCAATTAGCAAAAGTTTCCTCCATGTACCAAAATATCGCCGATGAGCAACTTTCGGCGGGCGAAGCGTCTGAGTTTATTATTTCTCAGATGAAAGCATTTAATATTACTGCTGAGGACAGCTTACATATTGCTGATGCGGTTAATAATGTCAGCAATAACATGTCTGTTTCTTCGGCAGATTTAGCTCGAAACCTCGGAAACATGTCAGCGGCAATGTCTGTTGGCGGAAATACGATGGAAGAAAGCATTGGCTTAGGTTAATAGGTCAATTAAAAACCTATAAATTGACGGGAAGTTCCTTAGAGCTCTATATACTAAACCGTATTAGTAATAATGCGGCGGAGCAAGTAATGACTGCTGTATAGTAACAAATATAGAGATTGGATAATCCGCAGCAAGTTATCAATAGGTCATTGATAACTGTTCAACGACCAGTAAGCCCTATTAATTCAGTAGGCATACTCGCAAGCGCGGGGAAACATAGGTGAAAAAGATATGGTCTAATCTCTGTCGAAAGGCAGAGGGCTAATAAAGCCGTTTAGAGAGTAGCGTCTCTAAGCAAATAAATTATGTATTAACTGGCATTACTGAGATTACTCGTTCTGCGGCGTCCGCATCTCGTGCATTAGTAACAATACAAAGCAGATTTAATCAGATTGTAGATGAATCTTCAAGCACTGGTCAGAATCTGTTAAAATGGTACACAAAGCACGGAATTGCAGTTAAGGATGATGCGGGGCAGTTAAGGTCGCTGTATGATGTTATGTCCGACCTTGCGCCTAAGTGGAATTCACTTAGCAAGAATGAGCAGTCATATTTCATGCAACAGCAGGCAGGTGCCCGCCAGTCTCAAAATCTCGCCGCATTGCTTTCTAACTTTAAGGGCGTTCAAGAAGCAACTGCCCTTGCATATAATTCTTCGGGCTCAGCAGCAGCAGAAAATGCAAAAGTCCTTGAATCTCTTGATGCAAAAACAACCGCATTAAAAGCAACATGGGAAGATTTTGCAAATAAAACCATTAACAGCGAATTAGTTAAGTCCTTGCTTAACTTGGCTAATGGTGCGTTGAAGATTTTGAACACTGGCGTTGGTAGGACGATTACGCAGTTCACGTTGCTTAGCGGCGTGTTTGTCGGGCTTGGCGGTGTTATTGCGCAAGTTGCGCCAGGAATAATTGCTGGCTTCACTGGGATGTCCATAAAGGCTGCGGCGGCAAGTGCAAGCATGAAGGCTCTTAGTGCGTCTGTGCCGATTGTTGGTGTTGTGTTAGCCGCTTTATCTGTTGCGTTGATACAGATAAACAAAGAGGTTGAAGCGAACAAGCAACTATGGGAAGAAATAAATGCGCCAGCTGAAAATTTGCGCAACAGTATGGAATCGTTGGCGAACACTGAAAGCGAAGCGAAGAAAAGCGCAGAAGCACAGGCGCTTGAAGGCGAACGATTGCTTGCGGTTCTTAAAAACCTCGACACAGTTACAGAAAAAGACTCGGTTCAAACCCGCCGATATAAAGAAACGGTTGACGCATTAAACAAGTTATACCCAGACTTAAATCTGCATATTGACCAATATACAGGTAAAATATCCGAATCGACAGAAACAATAAAGACCGCCATTGAAAAGACAAAGCAATTGGCAATTGTTCAGGCGGCAAGCGAACGGACTTCTGCTGCTTATTCGAAATATGCTGAAGCATCTGTTGATAGAATGTCCATAGAGACGCAAGTTCGCGAACTTCTGGGCAAAATAAAGGCAGAGAGCTCTGGGGCAAACATTTCCGATACTGGCTATGCGCTATTTACTGGGAATGTGGATACGGCGAATTTTGAAGAGATTGTTTCTTATGTGGACAAAGTGCTGAGCAAAACGAGTAGCTTCACCAAAAAAAGCGATGATGAACGTGAAGTTTGGAAACTCGTTGAATCGTGGAAGGCGTATGGCGTTGCATTGACTGAGGCGCAAACAGAGATTCAAAGCCTTGAAAAGGTAAAAAACGAGCTATATAAGTCCGTTGAAGAGGAAGACGAATCCACAAAGAACGCAACAAGCACGCAATCCGCAGCAAAAAAAACCGTAGACAATCTAAAAGCGTCGTATGAAGTATTGGACGATGCGGTCAAAGAATACACGGAATGGAATGGGTTGTCTTCTGATGCAATTGCTCGGCTTGACGCGCAATTTCCTGATTTGTCCAAAAAGATGTATGACGCAGATGGCAATCTTACAGATATTGGGAAAAACGCATTATCTACGTCTAAAAAGCTTGCAGATTTTGCTGTCGCACAAAAAGAAGCGGAGATAAGAACACAACAAGCCACTTTAGAGTTTATAAGACAGGCGACGGCATTAGACCTTATTAGGTTTGAAGGCATTATGCCAAGCGAAGGCGATGTTGAGGCGCAAATAAAAAAGGCAGAAGGCGAGCTTGATTATCTAAAGGCATTGCAGGAATTAGCCGCACAAAAAGAAGCCGCGGACGCCGACAAATCTTCTAAACGCGCTTCCTCAACCACCGCCGCCTACAAAAAAGCCTTTACAGACTGGCTTGCATATAAAGACCATCAACTTGCAATGGACGAAATCACAGAAGAGCAGTATTATGCTGAGCTTACTGAAATGGTCGATAAATTCTTTAAGGGAAGAGCCGAATATCAAGAAGAATATTGGCAATACTCTGAAAAGATTTATGCGTATGAAAAGAAGCGCATGCAAGAGCTGGTCGAGGAATCAACTAAGGCGGTTGAGGATGCCGTTGATAAAATCAACGAAAAGTATGATTCTGAACTGTCTCGGCTTGAAGAGGTTAATGATGCCCTGTCCGACCAAATTGAATATGAGAAACTGCTTGATGAAATGGCTAAGGCAAGAGAGCAGAAAAAACTTGTATACAAAGACGGTCGATTCCAGTATGTGCAAGATGTGGATGCAATATCTGCGGCGCAGGCTAAGCTTGATGAATACAATCGCAACAAGGGATTAGAGGCAAGCAAAGCTGATATTGAAGCCCGCAGAAAAGCAGAAGTCAGGCAGACCATTCTCGACAAGATGCAAGCAAATAGCGCGGCATGGGCAACATCAAGTAGTCCCGCTGAGCGTGAGGCATTGCATAATGCAAATGTTGAGCTAGCGAAACTGCTTGAAGATAATTCAACCTATGATGCCGCAACGGGCAAATGGTCGAGTTATGCAGGCGGCACACTTGGTGCAACTGGCGGCATGAGCCTTGTCGGAGAAAACGGTCCAGAAATGCGCATTCTTAATCGTGGCGACGGCATACTCACAAGTGGCGTTACTAAGAATTTGTTCGCATGGGGCAGCACATCTCCGAGCGATTTTGTGTCTGCGCTCAAGGGCTTAATGGGCTTTAAGCTTGGCAATTCCAGCAACACCACTGTGAATGTCAACAACCTTGAATTGCCCAATGTAACAAATGCAAGAGAGTTTGTGACCGGGCTGAAAAATCTTGCACTTCAATATGCTTACGAGAGGGGATAATCGGGTATAATGGACGAGTATAAAGAATTATTCGATGCAATTACAATTCTGATTGAAAGAAAAATGCAAAAATGCACACAAATCTTCAATGGAATTGTGACCCTCTCTTTGAATACAAACATCACTGTCAACGGCAAGACATATAAATTGCCCGTGTATGGCGGGAATGCATCTGCCCTTGTCGATGGCACGGTTGTTAAAGTAATCGTCCCACAGGGCGATTTTTCGCAAGCATTTATACTTATTTAAGAATAAACGGAGGTAATAGTTATGGCAAACATGAACGCAATTGATGTTTCGTTGTATCAGACTATTTATGACGCGAATGCACTGAAGCGGGACGGCATTAAGCTGTGCATGATTAAGGCTTCGCAGGGCAGATATTTGAACGGCTATGGCAGCTTCTTCAAGGACAGAAAGATGGACGAGCACGCACAGAAATGTATCAATGCTCATCTGCCTATTGGCTTCTATCATTTTCTTTGTGCATTCAATGTACAGGAGGCAAAACAGGAAGCCAAGCAGTTCTTGAAGGCAATTAAGCCGTATGCGCAGTATGTGTCTTATGTGGCTCTTGACTGCGAGAATTATAACAACACGGCATTGCTGTGTCAGAATAGAACGCAGTTGACCGAGTCTTGCAACGCATTTATGAAAATTTGCGAAGATGAGGGCTATCTGCCCATGCTGTATACAAACCCAGACCATCTGAGAAACAAACTTTATGCCGAGCGCATTAAGTACCCGCTGTGGGTAGCACTGTACGGTGAGGCTAAGCCGCAGTATGACGCAATGATTATGTGGCAGAAGGGTCCTGTTAGCCCGAACGGTGTGACGGCTAATACTGACGGAAACATCTGCTATATTGCTGATGCCGCACTTGCTGTTGTAGAGCTGGCAGAAAAGGGATTTATTGCATCTCCGACATATTGGATTAACCAACTTGATAATGTTAAGTGGTTGCCCGAATTGTTTATTCAGGTAAACGGCGTGTTTAATTATCGCATTGGTCGTTCTAAGACGGTCGATGAAGCATGCAATTATATGAAAGAGCAGGGCGCAATGAACAGCCCTGAATACTGGATTGCACAGTCCAAAAAGGTCAAGCACCTTGCCGATTTGCTGAAGAACTTTGGTGGCGGAAGAAAATAATATATACAATGTCCAACGAGGGCGGGCATACTCTCGCCCTCGTTCGGACTTATGAAAGGAGCAATTAAATGATTTCTTTTTTGGGGTATAATTTTTGCTCCGATGGGAATAGCATAGACCCTATTCCGACAGATGTAAGTAATATTACAAAGACGCAAATTCAAGCAGGAACATTTTCACATCTGCATATGTCTAAGAACACTGACAAAGAGCCGACATTTGATATTCCGCTTGAATGGGATATTGATACAATCATGGACTGTGATTTCGATAATAATATTTCGGCGGGCAGCGTTACGAGGATTGTCTCTGATATTGACAAGATGGTTATTCGTCGTGCCCCTGTCGGAACATATGATTGGATTACAATCAAAGTCATTGATATTAAGAACGACCCGTCCTTGCTTGGTGGAGCATTCATTGACGCATTGACCGCAAATGGCGTTGAGTATGAATACCAATTTATTCCTGTCTCAGGAGATTTAGAAGGAACGCCAATTACAGAGACAATTCTTTCCAATTTCAAAGGTGTATTTTTGTGTGATTCCAATACTGCCTTTCGCATGTATTACGGCGTATCTTTTGGCGAGACGACCACAAATCAACAGATAGGCACATTTACGCCCTATGGTAGAAGATACCCTGTGGTTGTATCTAACGCATTAACGAATTATCAGACGGGTTCAGTGTCAACAAGAGTTGTGCCTGCTGATTTTGAAGCAACCAGATATATGGATGGTCGCAAAGTGGCGCAGGCTGAAAAAGCATTGCAGGCATTCTTAACCAACAAGAAGCCGAAAGTGCTGAAAGATGACAATGGCAGAGAATGGCTGTGCATTATTACAACTCCGCCGACAATTTCATATGACAACAACTATGGAAGAGGGGCAATTACGGTTGATGCAGGATGGACAGAAATTGGAGACGTTAATTCAGAGGACGACTTGCAGGATGCGGGGCTAATTCCAAAGGAGGGCTGATATATGGCGATTGATATTAAGAGCGAAGATTATGACATCTTAAAGCAACCATATATCAATAAATATTTGAGGATTGACCTGCTTGATTTTGATTACAATGTTATCAGAGATATTACGGGGCATTTGACTAAATGTTCGGTTTCGGTCGACGCTGACAGCGATTTAAGGCGCAACTGTGATGTGTCTATGGTTATAACCGACGATACGGTAGATATTTCGCCTGAGGGCGGCATTTGGCTGAATAGGTATATACAACCATATGTTGGCTACGAAAACGCCTACACGGGCAAAATACAGTGGTATAATCAAGGCATATTTTTAATCAATGAGCCGACATGGCAGTATGATGCATCAACAAATGAGCTGTCGTTCAAGGGCGTTGACCTTATGGCAAAAATGACCGGGCTTAGAAACGGCAACCTTGAGGGAATCCCAACTGTTGTGCCACAAGGCTCTGATGTTCGTGGGGCAATCATACAATTGCTTGAAATGAGCGGCTTTACAAGCTATATTGTAGATGAATGTGTAAATGACCTCGGTGGCGTACAAGAAGTGCCGTATGATATACAGGTCGAACAGGGCGGAACAGTATATGACATGCTTTCAAAGTTGCGGGATATTGTTCCTAATTATCAAATGTATTTTGATGTAAACGGAACGTTCCATTATAACAGAATTCCAAGTGGAGCAAACGAAGCAATTGCGGCTACTGATGATTTGTGGGATGATATATTGATTTCCGAATCAAACGATGTTTCGTTTGAAGAAGTCAAGAATACAATTGAGGTGTATGGCAAGACGCATTCGACCGATAACTATCCGACCGAAATAACTGCAACAGAATCAGAGGGGACTATCGTTCTAACGATACCATCATTGTCTGATTCTACATTGCCAGAATACACATTGATCGCATTTAATCTCGAGTCCGCATTTGAGCCGCCCAATGTTTGGGGCGGCATTAGGGTTAGTGTTGCTAACTCAAAAGACCCAAGAGAATTCTATATAGTTAATGGCGCGGACGAGAATATTTTGCGACTTGAAGCGGGCTATCATGTGATGCATATTCATAAATTTGCGGGCAACTGGTATTGGCTGTATTTAGGCGGACTTCAGGCTCATGCCGTAGTACGGGAAACCAACAGACAAAGCCCGTTTAATATATATGACAATGGCATTATCCGAGTTGTGTTGTCGGGCGGCGATTATGACAATATTACTTCGGACGAATTGGCAAAAGAGCGGGCGCAGCTTGAACTATACTGGAAATGTAGACTTAAAGATTCGGTCGCATTATCTGTAATCCCTATTCCTTGGCTTGATGTGAATATTCTTGTTTCTCACGCATTAAGAGATGAAACAGAAGAAAAGCAATGGATGATTAAATCGTTTTCGGTCGATTATGGCGAGATTTCAGAGATGAAAATTGAAATGATTGCATATTATCCGTATTATGAGGAGGTGTAATATATGGCTACAAAATTTCCTAACGATATTGATACATTCCCGACAATGCAAGACATTACGGCGGCAGACGCAAGCAAATTAAGCCAATTTCAAGCGCTTATGCAGACGGGCAATTTTGCAGAAGCAAGAAACATTCTCCTGCAAATTACGGACTATGACAAAAAGATTATTACAGCAAGCCTGTTAAATGATATGCTTGATGCGTTGACCGCGCTTGAGAAATATTATGCAGACAGATGGTCGCCTGCAATTATTTGTTCTGAAACAGAGCCTCTGGGACAAGAAGAGGGCGATTATTGGTTCCAGATTGTAGGTGAGGTCTGATGGTAAAATATCAAGACATAAGCTTCACGAACAAACAAGCACAAGACGATTTTAAAACGAAATGGATTGCTGCTGATTATGACACGGCAATTGCTATGCTGTCTGATGCTGCTTTAGACGACAAGGTTGTTGATGCAAGCGTATTTAACGACCTTGCCACAAAGATAGTTGAAGCCGAAGAGCGAGAGGATATTAACTTTCCAGAACATAGACTTGGAAAGCCGTCGTTTCAAGTACCAACATCGGGAACAAAGGGTGGCTTACAATTTGTTTATACTAATTGGCAGAACAACGATTTTCAGTCTGTGCAGCTATATGAGCATGATGGCACACAATGGAACCCGTGCTACTTCAAGATTTCGCCCAAAGTTCAGGCAAAGATTGATGGGCAGACTTCTGACATTGCGGAGTTGACTGATTTGACGCCATCTGTACAAACAAATGTGTTGCTCAAAGATAGGCTTAACACAGATATTGGTAGCGCTGTGGTTGACAATATTGGTGATTACAGCCTGATTGTTTTAAGAACATCGGCGGGTGATGCGGTTATTTACTTAGACGCAAGTAGCAATGGCGGATGCGCATATATTTATAATTATGCAAGCCAAGAGGGTCAAAAGGGCTATTATGCATATGCTAAGCGCACATCTACTGGCGTTGATTTCAGAACAATAAGAGTTAGCCAAAGCACAGGCGTTTCATATGCAATTGTATATTCAATCTATGGAATTATTTGAGAGGGGGCGGACATATGGCAAATTATGAAGTGCAAATTAAGCTGAGGACAGATGGAGCATATAGCAATTTATATCCAACCGTGCCGCCTGCTGTTTCGGGACAAATAACAAAGAATGCGCAGGACATCGGTGTGCTCAAAAACAAGGCATTGCCAGCCAAGCCGAATCAACGGTTATATTATAATGCTACTGGCGGCGGAAGCAACGTAACGGTTAAAACAACCGACTTGTTGAAATATAGTTGTATTGTTGCTACGATTAAGGCGACAGACGGAACGGTTATGAATACCGCGCCGATGTATTTCAATGGCAATGTAGCGAACGGCTTCGCTTCCAAGTGGGGCGCGGCATCTGTAGAATGTGTTGTGCGCGTTGATAGGCATCAACCTAATACTTTGGGTGAAACTGGCGATATTGCAATTTTTAATGCTACTGGAAGTGCCTCAAGCGGTAGCCTAATTGCTTTGATTGGGGTGATTTAATGGCATTGCAAACGCCATATTTAATTGCTCCTGTTGCATTTGACGCAAGTAATGCTCAAGAGATTGAATTTACTGTCCCCGCAGGCGGCGACCAAGTACAGTCTAATAAATTGACAATTTTAAAACAATCGGACTTGTCTGAAGTTTATTCCCAAAAGGTTGTGACGCAGGATTATACGCACACGATTCCCGCAGGAACATTGACCAATGGAGTTGTGTATGTTGCGTCTGTCAAGACATATAATCTTGCAGGAGATGAATCGGCAGAATCGAATAAGGTTTTGCTTAGATGCTATTCAACGCCATCATTTAATTTGTCTGTTGATTCAACCATTTCAACAAGCCAAGTTAATTTGGTCGTCGAATATGCACAGGCTCAAAATGAGCCGTTGGCAACTTATCTGTTTAACTTATATGACAGTACGGGCGTGTTAATTGCTACAAGTAAGACGCAATATGCCGCATCTGATACAAGCAGAATAACCTATCAATTTACGGGGTTAAGAAGCGGGCAATCTTATTCTGTTGAATGCTTGGGTGTGACAAAGTATGGAACACAGATTAGTACTGGAAGTCAAACATTCTTTGTGCAATTTACGGAGCCGACCGCATATAAATATTTCTCTTTGGAGAATGTATGTAAAGGCGGCTATATCCGCATTCAAAGCAATCTGTCGAGCATTCCGGGCGAAACAAATAAAGTTCCGCTTGAATTTGGAGACGGCGAATTGACGCTATATCCAAATCAGTGGGTCAAATGGAATAAAGGATATGTTTTGCCCGAAGATTGGACGTTGCAGATTTGGGGACATTCATTTGTTTCAAGCGATACAACACCGATTGTTACTTGTTCCAATATTAATGGTGACAAGGCAGAAGTTTATTGGCAAGAGCAAGTTGTTAAGCATCCGCCTTTGCGGTGGACATGGAAGGCAAGCCCGACATTTCCTGCGCAGGGAACTAACCTTAATTGGGATATAAAATTTTCTGCTAATGGCGCTGAATATACAAAGCTTAATATTCAGCATGATACAGATGGAAACAAATATATAGGCTATATTGGCTCTGCGGGCGCAACATTAGTTTATGATAATGGAACATGGAGCGTTACAAGCCGCGATATTTTGTTTAAAGAAAATCCAAGTGATGATTTACTTGCTATTCTAAAAACAATGGCGACAACAACGCAGCCCGAAACAGAAACGGCGTATAGTTATGCCGTCTTGAAGGTATGGTCTGCAAAAGCGATATATCCGTATATTATTAAGTCTAATACAATTGAAAGCGCATCTGCCGATACTGCTCATTCGATTTGGGTTAAAAAGGTTGGCGCATTGTATGACGTCAAGGTTTTAAATGAATAATAATGGTAATATTTTTGCCTTAAAACATTTGCCGGATTAAAATCGGCAATATTGCGTAGTGTAAACAGCGCAGAATGGAGTAACAATTTCCGATCTCCGCTGTTTATGGAACCACAAGATTATGTTAAATGGTATACCGAAAAACAATCTTCAAACAATGTGGTAATTGGAGACAAGATTCGCATGCCATATGTGTTTGGACCTGCGGTTGCAGATGGTGACCCTGTTATAACTGCATATAATTTGCAAGACCCGACTGGCTCTATGCCGACGTGGGACAATGGATATGTAATGTATCAGGGCGACAGTGGAGATGCCTGTGGATGCTTTAATATTATTCCTGCATATGGAGTGACAAGTCAGTTCTTCTTGGGGTTGTTAAATACTCTTGGTGGGATGGTCGCAAAGAGCGATTCGGCTCAGACATTGCAATCCGCATTCTTACAGAAATTAAACCCTACATGGGCATATGGCAATTTGAATTTGCCCGCAGGATGGTCTGTTGTACAAATAGTTGAAGACACAGCAGAAGTTACAGCCCTCCCCATTGCACAGATACAAGCAATGTTATCACAAATTGGTGGTATCGACATATCTCGTTTACCGTTTGACACAATGGACGCTTATACAAAGTCTTATTTTTCTGACATTAAGACACAAAAATATAAAAAGCTGAATGACAAAACATTTACGCTTGAATTTAATTTATATGCAAAGGAGTGATTAGATGGGCAAATTGTTCAAAGTTCCTGGCGAGAATATCTTGTAGATTCTGAAGATTATGAAATCCGCAGGGATGAATTTGGCAGACCGATTTTGTGCCCTCTTAACCAAGGCGGCGGAGGAGAACAACCAAAGCTCTACGCGCCAGAAATCAAAATAACTGGCGACACATTAACCATCGTTCCTAATGCCGACAACGGCGCTTTTGTAACTGGATATAATGGCTACATGAGTGTTGGTGGCGGCGATTTTGAATTGTATGGTACTCTGCCGTCCGACCAATTAGAGCTTGATTTAACCGCGGTTGGATTGCCTGAAGGCGATTTTCAATTTAAGGCAACTGCTATTGGAACAAATTTCCAAGACAGTGATGCATCGAATGTAGAAGATTATATAAATATCTTTTACACCGTCACAAACACGCTGACAAATTGCACAAGCAATAACAGCGCAACAAGTGCGCGTAAAGGTTCTGTTTATTCTGCTACGCTGACCGCAGAAGCGGGATATACAATGAATGGCGCAACCGTAATCGTGACAATGGGCGGCGTAGACATTACAGATGCGGTGTATTCGATTGATGCAAGCGGTAAGGGGAATGTAAATATAGAAGGCGCTGAATCTGACGTACAAATTATAGCAAATGCGGCAGAAGAATTATTTATCACATGGGGCAATGAGCAGAGCGTCGCTGGCTATGTTGTTCCGCGGTTCTCCGCGAATAAATTTTATCGAGGACAGTACACAAATCAAACGTCATATGCAAATACAATAAAATCCAGCACAAACGGAGAGACGTGGGCAAATTTGACTGGCGCTGGATTTATACAAGGAAGATTGCACGATTTATTTGCAACTCAAGTCGGCGGGACGCCCATCATAGGAATAAATACAGGAGATAACTATTACACTCAGCATTACTATGATGAATCGCTGAGTCGGTGGAAATCTGTTTCAAATGGCACTGGCGTTTCGGGCATAATGCAAGCAAATCCAGTCAGTAGTGGGGCAATAAGCATTGGGTTTATTGATGGCGTGAAGTTTGCCGTAATGAAGGATAATAAAAATACCGTATTGTCAACCGCGCAGACAAGCACGGTGACAAGAGTTGAGGGAAACGGCGGCGCTTTTGCGTTCGGTAAATTTTTCTTTCCATCGTATAGTGGCTTTGCCTTTATTACAACTACTGACGGAGAAACATGGGATGAAGATAGTACGTCAATAACATCACAAATCGGGAACAATAGCTTCGGTTCGTTCCGATTTGTTTATGGCAATGAAAAACTTTTTGCTTATGGATACAGTAGCTATGGGCACTACGAAACAACGGACGGGAACACATGGCAGTTTGTAAAAGAAAAGACGGGCGCAACCAGATTGGCGACAAACAGAGATATTATTTATTGCAAAGGACTGTTTATTGAGGCGCCTATCCCGAGAAAGACATATAATACGCAGTCTTCCGTCTGTAAGGTAAGCACCGATTTTGTTGATTGGAAAGATTTAGACATGCCATCACTTGGCACATGGACCGCAATGACTGCTGGCACAGACAGCGTTATAGCATATTCAACGACATCTACTGACGGCGATTCTGCTAAAATTTCTGTCGGCAAAATACTGATATAAGATTGTGCTTTCCCAAAAAACATTTCTAATCAGCTTTGCAATATTCTTTATTTTATTCTTTGCAGCGAGCGCAATCATTGGCTTATTTCCACCGACAGTGGAACATCCGAAAACGCTTGAACAATTCAAACAGCTTGTCGGCAATGATAAATATGCAGAGATAACAGCAGAATACAAAATCAAATTCATTCCGCATTATCGCGAAGATGGCGAGATTATACCAAAGCGCAAAGAAATCCGCATAAAAGAATCGACCGAAAAGCGCATGCTTATTGCTCTTTGCCATGAATATGGGCATTATATCGCATTGAAAAATAACCTTGCGAATGATGCGCAGTATTTGCAAATGTTCAAGGAGCAAGAGCCAATTTTTTACGGCAATTATGATATGACGGAATACGCATATTCGGATATAAACGAATTTTGTGCGTCATATGTTGGTATGTGGATTTTCAACAATCAAAAAGAGCCTGCTTAATTGCGGGCTCTTTAATTTTTTACAATTTACAAGGAGGCGATTTAACTGATTACTTTAATTCGACCTGCTTATTATGAGCCGCCCAGATGCGCAAGATTCAGCGGGTTATCTACAGACGAAAAGCCGCAGAATGTTGAAAACGGAACCGCGTTTAAGGAAATTGACACGAGCAAATATTTTCTTTATGACGCCGATTCTAAGCAATGGGTTGAACAACCAAATGCATTGGAGGCGATTTAATGGCGATTACATTAGAGCGTCCTGCATTTTATGAAAATAAAAGATATGCCGAATATTGCGGGCTTAGTACAGATAACAAAGCAGACATTAAAGCAAACAATGCCGACGAGTTCTATGAAATAGACACGGGCGATGTTTACAAATATGCTGAAGGCAGTGGATGGATTAAGCAAGCAGGTCAAGGCGGTGGCGGGAGCGGCGGAGATTTCAAGGCTGACGGAACCGTGCCCATGACCGGCAACCTGTATATGGGCGGCAACTCCATCATGGGGGTTAAGTCTATCAGTAACACGGACACAGGTATTGCTATTGAGTCCGAGACAAGCTTAAATAACCACAAGATTACAGACCTGCTTGACCCTACAGCAGACCAAGACGCAGCTACAAAGAAATATGTGGACGACCACAGTTTGCTTGGTAATGACGGGCTAATTGACACAGACCTCAACATGAACGAGCATGCAATTATCAACGCTCATAAAATCAGCACTGATGGTCCTGCGCCTTTATATATCGGCGCAACAATTGAAGCAGCAGGCACGAATGCGCCAAGGTTGACTGGTGCAACGGACGGTACTGCCGCATTTGTTAAAGCAGATACGCAATCTGAGTATGTAGCAGTTAGTGTGGGCACGCCTACTGCGGCTAACCACGCTGTAACCAAAGAATATTCTGATGGTAAAACAAATGCACTTCAAGCATCTACATTGCTTAAATCAGGCGGAACAATGGTGGGCAAGCTGAAGTTAACAGCAGAGCCGACCGATGATAACGATGCCGTTGATATCGGATATCTCAAAACAAACAATTATGCTGCACTTCCTGCATGGACTGCGGAAGATGCGGGCAAAGTATTAACCGTTGGAGCAGATGGAACATTGACTTGGGCAACGCCATCCGCTTCAACTTAATATAATTATGGGGAACATAATATAGCAATTAAGCTATTAAATGTTCCCCATTTTTTTATTTAGTTTCGGCCGCCATTGTATCCACATGGATAAAATTCATCACACTTGCCATTCTTGTATACGCATTGCGGAACAAGCATTTCTTTGAATTCGGGATTTGTCTGTAACACAAGCTTGACAATTTCTCTCATGACGGTGCGAGTTTCATTTGCCGCTGCACCACATAGCCGTTTGTGCGCCATATTGATAAGTGCCTGAGCATTGATAACCATGATATGGCTTACTTCTGCGTTCTGTGGGGCTTTATTGCGGTCATAATTAGACTGTCTATCATTGCGCTGTGATTGCACAAAATGAGAACATCCAACATTATGCCGGACATAATGAACACTCACCCACGAAGGAATATGCATTTCAAATGCAAACCAAAGAGTCCGAATTGGACTGTGCTCGGCTCGTAAAATCTTTTTCTTCCATTCGTCCGTTGGCAATGTTGTTGCTTTCTTGCCAATTGTGTTTAATGCACAGGTCTTAACAAACGCCCAGTCATCATCGGTTGGGTGCTTTAACATCTTGATTTCCAGTTATCTCACTCCTCATATCTATCAACGAAAATATCTGTTTCTTCAAGGTCGTAGTCATGCAGGACGTACTTAACGATATATAATTCACCATCAATCTGCAAAATTTCGCCCTTTTGAGGAATTAGGTTATTGCTTTTTTCGTCCGACGAGAACATAACAAGAAAATCATTCTTCTTGAAATCTCCTAAATAAATTCTGTAATACATATTCATAACAATTCCTTAACACGCTCTTTGTATGCATTATAGTCAATATGGCTGATTTGGCACAATGTCCTGCACCAATTCTTTTCTTTGCCCATTGCAAAATCACGGACATCTGCTTTAAGCCTAAGGCTATTGTCTTGCACATCTACAATAGCACTTTTAAGGATAGCCTCAGCAAGATTGCGCATGCCCGATTCATGCACCGTATAGTGTTCTCTTACAACGCGGTCCTTTCTCGACTTGTTTTCGCCCCTGTTTGTTGTTCGCTCATACTTGTAATATTTCGCTTTGTCAAACGCTTTGTCGGCATAGTTCATAACCATGCCTCCTTTCATATTGATAACATAATATCATATTCTTGTGGATTTGTCAACATGTTTTTCAAAAAAGTTTTTCTTTCAAGATTTTCTTGCTTTGAAATGCCACAAACAATAGTGTCATCATCTCCGATTACACACAATTGTTCTTGCGCCCGGGACATTGCTACATAGAGCAAATTGCGAGTTATAAGCGTCTGATGCATGCGGTCAAATATACAAATGACCGCTTTTGCCTGACAACCCTGCGATGAATGACAAGATATGCAGTACGCCAATTGCAGATTCAATATATCGGACGGCTCAAATCTTGCGTATCTGTCGCCAAATCGAATAATTAAATACTGCTCATTGTCGTTATTTTGATACTGTACTACCTCGCCTATGTCACCATTGGCGACAAACATTTGCCCGCCATCCACATATTCTTGTTCTTCCTCAGACCACGCGCAGACAATTACATGATAATTATTCTTCTTGTTAATTACTCGGTCATGCATTCTAATGCCATTTTTTTGCGCTCTGAAGCCCGTTTCTTCATGGGGGTTATACTTGTCCTGCATATATGCGTTAATCGCCGTAGAGCCAATTTTAGACTTATTGTATGGGCATAAGAGCAGTATATCGTCCTTCGTATATCCTATAGACAAGAATTTATCATAAGCCGCAGAAATTTGTTCCATTGGCTCATCCGCAATTTGAACGAATGAATAATCTGCATAGTCATTGGTTAAATTGCCGTATTCGCCATTCCGAACATCTGTTACTTCTGTAATAATACCGCTTGTTTTGTATCTAAAAATTTTAGACAATGATACACGGGGCATTAACCCGCTATCAATAACATCTTGCACAAAATTTCCACAGGAAATTGATAGCAACTGTGCGTTATCACAGACAAAGATTAAGTTGGTATCTTTGTTTAATTGTGGCGATTGCAGTAATGTGGCAATTAAATCAACGGAGCAGATGCTCGCTTCGTCAATCAATACATAATCGCCCGCGTCGTTATTTGTTGCAATGAACATGTGTATGGTTTGGGCTTTGCGCCCGGTTGCCTTAGACAGCACGCGGGATGCAATTCCTGTTGGGGCAAGCAGTGTGTATGTTTTATTGCAATCCTCAAGCATGCGAATAATTGCTTTTGTGCTTGTTGATTTACCCGATCCGCTATAACCGTTCAACATGCACGCGCTGTTATTTGCGACCATATCCACCGCACTTAACTGCTCGTCCGTTAATGTAATCCCGTCAATTTCTCTGTATTTGTCGAGTTCGATATAGAGTTTTGACGTTTTTTTTATTTTTTCAAGCAATATCTGTGCAATAGCTCGTTCGCTTTGATATGTTGACTCACGGGCAACAGATTTGCACACATCGTCATAATGAATCTTGCTTGACCGCTTAACAACATCAACTAATTTATCATAACAAGCATTATATTTGTCAAAAATAATGTGTGCAAGTTCAGCGGTTGACATGATTGTACTGCCATTCAGTTCATTTTGTTTTAGTTCGTGCAGGCAAGCATATAAACACCGCTCTTCAGACGACCGCAATTCTCTGTTATTTTTAAGGATTGTTTTGTCCGCCTCGACAAAGCTGCATTCACATTTATCAATCAACGTGGCGTATGGGGCAGAATTGACCGCCGAATCAAATTCTTGCGGGCTTCCAAATCTGCCCGAAACAAGCCCTATGTCTTTAATGTTCCACTTATAACAAATCGGGGCGTATGCAATTTCCTTACAGTGTTCTTTGATTTTTCTTTGATAAAGAGCCAACCGATGTTTGCCGACACCATAGATTTTTTTTATATCAATTTCATCGGTTTTATCATCGAGAATCAATCGAATAAAATCAGGATATGCATCAATAATGCTAATTGCCTGAGATTCGGTCATAAAGTTGCACATTATTTGTTTAGCTGTTTCGGGCGAAATGTCCGCACCTATTTGGTTATAATACGACACAAACTTATATGAGCCAGGGTATTTTGAAAGCCCGTCCTTTTCAACGCAAATATGAATTGTGTTTCCAATGGCAAATGTGGTCTGATTGATAGAAAGTGTAAAGTCGCCGTATTTATTCAGCTCAAGCTCGTCGGTCTTTTCTGCTTCGACAGGTCGGCACGAATAGACCCTATAGCCTTCGCCGCTATCATACACTTTTCTTGTTATAATACATTTCACGTCAATCATTTTAATTTACCTTTACCATATGTTTGCATAATTCATCAAATTGCTCTCTTGTATAATCTGTTGGGGAAAACTTGTGCGCATTAAAACCCAAACAGTTATAAAAGACCTCAACCGAAAAGAATGGGCGCAGTTTAGCGATTGTCCGCTTAGTCTTTTCAACGAATAGCTTGTAATCATCATCGCCAATTTGTTTGTAGTCCGAATCAAATCCAAGTATTACATTGTTTACGCCCAACTCAATAAGCATTTGAATTTGCCGTTTTGATATATTAGAGCCGAATACCGCAACGGCATTATTTATGCCCCATGTGTCAAATTTTAAGACGGTCTTTTCTGCTTCGACAAGCCACACCGTTTTAGACCGATGTATTTGCCGTTTATTTTCGTTGTAACCGTACAGAACGGCATTGGTAGGGTATTTATATACCCGTCCGCTTAAATCGCTTACAGGGCGATATTTGCCCCTTTCTGTGTCTTGCGGTCTCATATATCTTCCGCGTATGCCGACGAGCTTATCGCCCTGCCATACAGGAATTGTTATGCAAGCCTTTCGACCATACCAACCTATGCCGAACTTGTCCATCGTGTCCGCAGAAATTCCATATTGCAACCAGTCTTGCGGATATAATCGGTCAAACAGCTCAACTGCATTTTTGTCATATGTTGGAATTTCAACTGTTTCAGATTCATCACCACCTTTTATCCACCTACTAAGGTCTGACTGCCAATTATCGACATTTTCTTTCTGCACATTTTCTGAGGGATTTATATGCAGAATTTCACATATATATGCAATAGAAGATTGAAAATCGCATTTTCTTACTTTTTGAACAATGCCAAATATATCAAAGGGTTCACCGCACGAATAGCAATGCAGCATTTTTGTATCATTGTACGCATAAAGTTTAGCCTTATGACCTTGCCAATCTGTATGGTGGCAGGCTGACGGGTATAACTGATATTGATTATTTGCGGATACCAATGGTATGCCCATACTATCCATAATGGCAATAATATCATCGCTTGTGATGCGTGATTTGATAGATTGAATGTCAATCATCCAAATGTGCCTTTAGCCATTCAATAATATATGCATCAATTTTGGCTTTCTTGCCTTCAATTGTATCATCAACACAATATGCAGGGTCGCAGCCCCATTTGATATATAGCTCGTCAATCAAGCTCTGAATTGTCGCCTTAACAACATCGTTCATATTTGTTTTCTCCCATCACATTCAATTAACAAACCATGCAGTCCATCAACTTGATTTCCATCCTTGTCTGTAGCAAACCAGTCATGTGTTCGCCCTGTGCCATAATTGACCTGTTGGTATATTTTAACATGCCGCGGGAACTTGCTGTTTCTGCCTTTGAGAATATGCGTTACTGTATTGCATATAGCGTTTTCGTCAATTCCGAGGTTTGGGTTTTCTTTAGCCATATTAAATAAATCAATTTCGTCCTGCTTTGGTGGCAATATAACCATTGTTGCATCAGTCTTGCGGATTTGCCCTTTAGACCCGGCTAAGCAAGCCTCGATTGGATATTTCATTGTGTCCTCCATGCCATTTGTTTGCACAGAGGTCAAAACAGGAATATCGCACATTCGCTGTACTTGCTTCAGCCTATCCGTTAAAGCAAGCAATACCATATCTTCTCTCTGTGGAATTTTGGTCTCGCCCGCAATTTCACTTGCAACAAAGCCGTTATTCTGTATGTAGTCAAAACAGGCGAGCTTAATGCCGTGGATGTTTTTGTATTCTTTTATGGTTGAAACAATGCTTGTTGTAGTGAAGCATGGGTCGTCAACAATGTACAGTTTGCTGTCAAGCAGTATCTGCGCAGCTCGTTCAACCCGTTCTTCTTCGTCCCCGCAGTAATAGCCGTCCTTGATTTTGCCTCGAGATACGCCACTTATCCAAGCAATAATAAGTGGGTCAAGTTCTTTCCGCAAATCCATCTCGGTATTGATGAATAATGCAGGACCCACAGCCGATTTATTTGGAACAAATTGTTTTAACTCATCGTCCCAATATTCTTTACAACAGCATTTACACACATCGCCCATAGACTGGACGGACTTACCAAAGCCACTTTTGCCCGCTCTTAAAATTAGTCCGCTTTGACCTCTGTATATATTGTTCAGATACGGCGATTGAAAAGACGGTCCATAATCGGGCGATTCTTTGAATTTATTTTTTGTTGCAATGAAATCAGCGCCGGCAAGATATTCTTCTCTTTCTGCCCCGCACTTAAACTCCCTTGAAATTTTTTCAGCTTGTGACAGAAAGTGGCTTGAAATTTCTTCTTCTGTATATCTGCCTATGTCCTGCTCAAACTTTGCCGTATCAAACCCCGCCTCTTTGAATGCATTGATTAGGCTACATTTGCGGACGGTCGAATAATACAAGGCAAAATTGTTTATATCTGCAACCCTCGATACTGTCTCAATGAATGCCGACAAATTGTTTGAGTCGAACAACTCTTTTACTGCCTGATTGCCCTTGCAGAGGTTATAGCATTCCATTGCGGATATGCTGTTTGCCCCTCTTTTGGCGAGGGCATGAATTGCTTGGTATAGCCGCAGATGGAACAATTGCTCAGAAAAATCTTTTTTGTTGAGGGGATATTTATCATCCACAGAAAGGTTGGGGCGTTGAATTAAGCATCCCAACAGCAACCTTGCCGCTGTAAAATCATACATTAGGCACCTCAGGCTTTTCAATGTGCGCCCACTTGTCTGTGTCTTCTACAATATAATTACGGTCGGTAGTCCACCATACAGGGCGTTCAAATTCTTCAAGGGTCTCGTCGTCATTTGTATAGTATGCGACCACGCAAGAGACATATTCGCCTGACTGCTCATCATAGAAGCAAACAAGCACTTCATCGTCTGTGGGTGGCACATCATCTTTTACATCATGCCATGTCAGCAGCTTGGTATTGCGTCCAAATGCGTCTTTTGTTGTTTCAACATTGCAATCATCATCGAATTTGTGGAACTGCCCCGTTACCCGACATTTATATTGAGGCGGGTCTGTCATATAACACAGCCCATCAGTATTCTCGCACAATCCGCATACCTTATTTTTCATTTGAATACCTCCTCGTTTGCGTTGCTTTGTTGTATTTTTACGGACGTATTGTTTGTTTGTTGCCAGTCCTGCACTTGTTTTTTCATGCGTTGTTGCCATTGATAGAAGTTCTTGGCCGCATCATAATACCACTGGACAAGCCCAAGTCCATCTCCGTCAAGCCGCACTTGTTCATGTTCGCGCATATACCACAGTGTATAGTGAATGCCAGCAACCGTCATACCGTCTTTACACATACGTTGCACATTAGCACCAAACTTAACCCATGGTGTATCTGGCGCATATGACTGCACATAATCGGTTAATTTTCGCATTGGGGATTTTTCTGCAACAGGCTTACTTTTCTGTTCGTGTGCCAATTGCCATTCGCCATGGCATTGTTCTGAGCACACATATATTCTCTGCTTGATTTCAATTGCGGTTGATTTATCTACTTGTTTACCACATTGACGGCATTTAATTAGTATGGGCTTAGCCATCTGTCCTCCCCACAATCTTCCATTCTACAGCTTCGCCCGACACAGTTTTATAGTAATACAACACACTATCACAAGAAATCAGTCTGATATGCACATATTGATGAGTATCTGTGAACATTTCATCATCTGTAATGACCTTGCCATGACATAAAATATAGTCCCATATATCGTCGCCCATGCTCTCATCATACTCGTCATATTCTTCAGTAACACAGACTGGATATGCGAAGCCATCATCAGCGTAAAAACTCCCGCCGCGTGTACACCCACCTATTACTCTTCCCCATGAACCAGCATGTTCTCCAATTCCAAATATTTTAAATGTTCCACATGTAGAATTTTTGTTAACATGATATTCTTCGTTAGCATCTGCATTGGCGGCTTTTGACGCATCTTCCCATGATTTTATCTTGCGCATTTGCATCATTTAATTCACTCCACTGTTTATTTCTTGTCTGTATTATATCACACATCAAACAACTTGTCAATACCTATTTTGAAATTATTTTTCTTCTGATATAATTTCATATTCAAGCATATAATTATCAACTTGTGATTCGGTGAGACATGAGTTAGTTTCTTCAACGGACTTAACCCATATTCCACCGTCATGCACAAGTACAGTATTTCCCTTGACTGTAAATCCGCAATTATATCCAACAGACAACCGACATATTTTGTCGCTTATGCCCGCGGGCTTTGGCAAATTAAATATTCTCGGTGAATCATAACAGACATTTAGTAGCCTGTTATTATCTACCCATTGCCCGTCAATTTGAATGTCTAATATGTCTTGTTGCTGGCACGATTGCATAAGACGCATGTATTTGGCATTAAAATACACCGTGTTGCGCCATTCGTTGATATTGCCACCAACTATAACCCTGCTAATTTCATGCGCTCTACGGCAAAAAAAATAGGGTTTATCAACATTGTAAACAATGCCGTCAACTTTTGGATGCAGTTTAGGCAACATGTCAAACGCCGCCTTGCATTCATCTGCATTCCATTTGCGGCTGCTTGTCTGTGATGTTTGGATTATTTTCCCGTTTATATCAAGCGTTGTTTTTATATTGATATGGGTAGAGTAAATGCGGCAGACAAATTCTATTAGCTTTCCGCAAGCAAAAAATTTGTTCATACCGCATCTACTCCTTTATTTAGTTAAAGTCAGCTAAAGGGATTTTCATCAGAATCGTCAAACGGATTTGCTTCAGGCGCAGTCGTTTCTGTCTGAGCAGGGCTGTCAGAGAATGGGTCTACGAAATTTTCTTCTTTCTTTGCATTTGCAACCTTATTCGGGTCAAGCGTTTTAAGAGCAGGGATGGTAAAATCGCCCTTTTCAATCGCCTCTACACTATGCACAGACGCAATATATGGACGAGTGCCGATGTTGCCGTTGTTCTTCTGGTATTCTTCTGTCCCGATGCAGATTCCGAATACCTTATTTTTCAAGTCCTGCTCGTTCCAATTCCATGTGAAATTCTTATTCGATTTAGTTACAGCAGTAATAAATCCCTTAAAGAATCCGAGCGCCTGCTGCTTATACGACCTTACAAGCACGCCGTCTCTCGGCCAGTATTTCGGGTCACGCTTGTCTGCGTCATATTGCTTCTGCCAAAAGTTCTTGTATTCACCCTTGCAGATGTCAAGCTCCATCCTCAGGAACTCCTTATCGGGCACGTCCTCAACCTTTTTTACGCCTACAATATAAGCGCCGTCGGGAATTCTCGGAAATGCCCCGCTTGTTACTTCCTGCACTTTGTCGAAATCGTTGATTTTTTTCATGCTTTCATACCTCTCATTTTTTTATTGCTTACTCGCCCCTTGTTTGTTTAGGCGGATAAAATTAAAATAAAGATTTTTCTGTGTCCCACCCATATTCATCAATCCTCATTCTAATTGTGTCGGATGAAACGCCCGTAATCTTGCTCCATTCCTGAAGCGTGTGGAACTCACCGTTGTGTTCTATAATCCTGTTACTTCTCCTATTGTTTGCCTGTTGCACATTTGTCGCCCATCTACAATTTGACGGCATATAGTTGAGGTTGTTGTCAATCCTGTCAATGGTCAATTTGTTGGAGTACCCGTTGTTTATAGCCCAGCGATAAAAGGTTTCAAAATTTAACCATTCTTCGCACATCTTTATTCCTCTTCCGCCATACAGGTTATAATTGATTTGCTTCGGGTTATAACATCTTTCTTTTATGCCAATCCAAATTTTATACAGCCTTGTGTTTGCTTTCCCGTGAGTTTTTGTACGAGAATACGTTTTATTGCATCCACAACTTTTGGTATGCCCGCTTCTTAAAAACTCTGCTCGAACGGTTGTTTTGTTGCCACATTCACAAATGCAATTCCACTGAACAATCTTGTGCCCATTAGGTTTGATATAATCTTCCGCCCTTGACATAACCTTTAACTTTCCGAAAATTTTACCAGTCAAGTCTTGAAATTTGCTCATGATAATTCTCCTTACTCAAAAAAATTGTTTAGAGCGGGCAAGGCGGAGTAAGCACCTTGCCACAAATAGAACAAGTTTGCAACCTTATTCTAACCTCTGTCTATATTATATCATAAAAAAATCAAACTGTCAAGCATTTTATTAAAAATCCTTTAGTGCATCAATCACAAGAGTGATGTCATTAGGAATTTCATCTGCATCAAATGCGCCCCGGGGTGTTTTTGCTGTACTGTTCTTTGCTCGTGTTTCAAATACATACTCGCCATTCTCGTTGATTCGGGATAGCAGCACAGTGGTCATTTTGCTTTCCAAGCAAATCTTGTTTAACTTGCGCCCGTTAGTTAGCATACAGGTAAATCCGTCTTCGCTTGTTTGAGTGTGCCCAACAAGAATGACCGTCAAATCTTCGCGCATTTTGTTGGCATAATCCACAATGCCATACACACTCTGTGCGAGGTCCATCCACTTGTCGTAGGTTTTTTCTTTTGCCCTCCGCATTTCGTCCGCAACCATGCACCCGTTGAGTGTGTCAATGACAAGAAATTTAATTTGCTTTTGCTTCTCATCAATTTGTTGCATTAGCGAAAAAATTTGCTCGGGCGCATCACATCGAAAATAATTCTTGTTCTCCTTGTTATACTGTTGACGCCACCCCTTCCAACTTAGCCCCTTGCCATCAGCGTCGATATAGAATGTTTGCTTAGGGTCGAGTTTTTCAAGACTGGTCGTTTTCCCCGAACCACTTGCGCCGAGAATCATAATTGCTTTGCTCATATCTTATTCATCCTTCCTTTCTTTTAATTCATAAAAACAATGCCAGTTCATCCATAAATTCATCTGCTCTATCAGAATCGATAAAATGCCCATATACAGTGCATTGATTTCCTTTCTGAACACACAGGCACGGCTTCTTTCTGTCGGAGAATTGGAATGCGCCAATGCGAACATCCGAATCGTTAGTTAGCGCCTTCGACACAATCGTTTACCTCCAAGCTGCGCATAATTGTTGTCAAGGTTCACCAACCTCCTCATATGTTTGATGCATTTTTGAGCCACAATTGCAACAGTAAAGACATGCATCGACAATTGAAACATTGCGCCCACATCTGCTGCATACTTTATAATTAGCAGAGTTTTCATCATTTTTCCATTCGGCGTGTTTAACAATTGCAACATTAAGTGGCAATGCTTTGCTTGCTATATCCATGGCACGCTCAAATCCCATGGTGTAATCGGCACTCCAGTATTCAATGTCTGAGCAATTGTAATTATCGAAAAGGTCCTTAAGCAATGCGTCTTTATCAATGTATTCAGCCATTGTCAGCTCTCCTCTCACTCACAGTAAACTCTGCAATATCATCCATACTCCAACACATCGTGCTCGAAATTGTAGCGTATAGATACCTACCTTTGATGCGTATAGACTTAATGTAATATACCTGTGGATTTGTGAAAGACTCAAATTGCTTTTTCATATGTTCCTCAAACTCGTCTTTGAAGATAATAGTTAGCTTCATCATTCCACCTCCTTGCTCCAATAATCTCTCCTACAAATAGTGCAAGAAATCTCACAATAATCTTTGCTAAAGAAACGGTTGAAATTCTTATTGATGTGACACGGATTGATTTTTAATATGCCTTCATCATCTATAAGTGAATTAGGATACTGTTCAAGAAATACACTTTGTCTTGTTTTACGAGGATGTTCAGCAGACCACTTTTCAACAATGGCGACCTGTTCTTTTGCACTTACCCCTGAGCCAACGTTAAATACGCAAAACTCGGTATCTTCTTTTCCAGGGCATGCGTTACAATCGTAGTAAAAATTACACATCCTGCATCGCTCTTCAATAAATTCAATAGCATCCATTATTCGAACCTCTTATTCCACAATTCAATCGCTTTTGCTTGCAGCTCTTTATCTGTGGCAATCTTAGCATGATATAATGTCGAAACATCATTTTCGCAGTTATCATAGTTACTAACGAACCCGCAAGCCAAACCGCCTCTTGCATAACATGTTCCGCATCGCACAGAATATTTAACATATTTTATGCATCGTCCGTCATATGAAGATGTATAATTATGAGTTTTCTTCGCAAGCTTAACTTTTGGGTTTCCACAGAAAGGGCATGGCTTCATATCATGCATTATCCTTTAACCTCCTTAATCACAATTTTCTTATCTTTGTTCGGATATGCACGCTGTTTGCTGCCTATAAACACACAGTCCTCACATTGCCCAGTGTTATACCAACAGTCCTTGCATGATTTTGGCACATCAAAGCCCATGTCTGTATACCAATCACAAGACTGCGCCAATGCTTGTGGGCATTGCCCAGATATGCATTCAAATGCACAAAAGCCATAGCAATGTTTCATTTTATTCCTCCAACACCTTAAAACATTTAACTTGCACTTCTGTCTCGCCAGTCTTAACAAATTTCCCATTAGAATTTTTCGTCCACTTAGGCGCATCATCAAGCACTGCCTTGATTACATCGCCCGATTTGCATTGATGTGTTGCCCACCATTTTTTATTGCACTTATATTGACGCTCAACCCCGTGTGGTAGGCTGTATAGCCTCAACCATGCAGTGCCGTAATTAGTGGTTTTACTGTCAAGCACAAGCCAATCGTTTATGTCGCGCTTTGAATCACGCCCGTCCACATAACCCAAAAATTCAGCTTGCCATCTTAGCATGTCCACAATTGTCGTTTTAGGCATACTTTCTTGCTTAAGAATTGCAAGAATTAAAGCATAATTGTCAATGCCACTTGCCGTCTTATCGGTCATTTTTTCGGCATGTTGCCTTAACACGTCTACATTATAGCACATCTCAATCCATTTGTCAAGCTTTATTGTCTTAGATTTATAAAAAAGATTGAAAACGCGCACACCCTCAAGCAACGCCCTTGCTTTTCCAAACTCGGAAAAATATCCGATTTTAATCAATATATCAAGCTGTCGACTATCGGGCTTAGTAGGCAGGTATTGCATACAAAACAGAAAATCAATGAAATTTTTGAATTGCTTATCTCGCAGAAGATATAAATTCTCTGCAACATCCGACGACATATATTTGATTGAGCCCAGTCCTTTATATATACAATTGCTATTAACATCACAGAGATAGTCAGACCGCGAATGTCTAAACTTAGGGGGGTTGATTGTTATGCCTACTTTATGTGCGTATGCCGTTAGTGCATCCGTCTTTTCGCCGTTGCTTTGATTGATGTTTAGGGCAACCGTTAAGAATTGAAGCGGGTAGTGGTATCGCAACCATCCAGACACATAGCCTTCATAGCTGTATGGTTGGCTATGGTTTAGGCTAAACAGGTAATTACTGGCATCGATAATAACTTGAATAAAATCAGCAATAACCGCATCCGATTCCTCTTGACTCATATTATATCGCTCAGACATAGTTTTAGCAAACCCAGCTTTGATTTGAGGTATATCCTTATCTGTGCCTATTTTTTTTGCAAAGTGACGACGCACAACATCTGCCTCGCCCATAGTATATCCGCAATATTCATGCAAGAATTGAATTATTTGACACTGAAATACTAAGTACCCAAATGTCGGTTTCATGAATTCATCAATCGCCGCATTGCCAGATTTGCGAATGACGCCATTGGCAAGGTCGTCACGATACGATGCTCCTGCAGGCCGAATAGCACCATTGCCAACGGATAACAATGTCATATAATCAATATCTGGGTTGAACGCCTTGAATTTTTGTATATTACTATCCGACAGCAACTGCTTGATATACCTGTCGCCAGTCGCGCCCTCCCACTGAAAAATACAAGTAGTATCATCTCGGATGCTATTCCACACAGCGCCGTCATTGATATCAATATTATCTGGTGTCAAACGTTCAATACCTGCCAACTTGCATGTCTCGTTGATAAGTTCTATCGTATCAAGTTTCAGCAGGTCGAGTTTGACGTAGTTCTGAAGGTCGACCTCTTTCATATTGATTTGACTGATAGGCACATCATCCGTTGATGTCGTAAACAGTCCCATGCGGTCATCGATAGACACTGGCGAACAAACCAATCCGCAAGGATGGTTGCCCACAGACACCACGCAGCCGTTTACGATGTCTACATATTTGAACAGTTCAGGATATTTAGAGCGGCACCCATCCTCATCTTGCTCTGCCACGTTGCAGATAGCATCAACTTCATCAAGCGGCATACCCAATGCACGACCAACATTTCGCACAGCACCTTTCATGGCTATCGTATTAAATGTTACGATATCTGAGCAATGCAGTCCATGCTTGTTGAAGATGTACTGCTTAACCTCATTGATGCGACTTGGCGGGAAATCTGTGTCAATGTCTGATAAAGACACACGTTCCGTATTCATAAATCTGTCGAAGTTCAGTCCGTGCTTGATGCTATCCATTTCTGTTATGCCAAGCAGATAGGCAATGACCGAGCCATTGCATGAGCCACGCCCATAGCCGACAAAAATACCCTGTGTCTTGCACCAAGTAATAATATCCTCCATTAACAGCATGAAATCAATGGCTCCATTGTGGATGTATGCTTTCATTTCATACTCAATACGGTCAAGATATTCCTGATAGTTTGGCAGCTTATCAACACCACGCCATTTAATACCGCCAGCAATCTTATCTCTAAGCACCCATTCGCTATCGTCTCCCCACAGATGAGGATACTTGTAGCTATAATCAAGCTCGAAAGGCTCAATCATATCGGCAACTATATTGGTCATTTCAATGGAATTGAGATACACGTCCATCGGTAAAGCGTTCTGTTGCTTACACAAATCGACCAGTTCATTATAGCTCAGCATTTCAAGATGGAATTTGTCCTCACCATCAAAATGAATATTTTTGGCTTTTTGCAAAATACTACGACCTTCAACATGTTCAGCATTCAGAGCATGAGTATCGGTACACATAAGCAATCGCAAACCAGTTTGTTGAGATAACTTATATAGCAACTGATTGTATTTTACTTGTTCCGGGTCGAGATGTGGTTGAATCTCAAGAAAGCAACGGTCAGGATGCTGACGTAGCCAATCAAAGAAATCACGGCGAATAGTGTCAGGCGCCTTGTTGAGTACGCCTCCGAGGCAGGCGGTAGATACAATAATATTATCGCTTGTGTTTTTTACATCGTCGATTGTAATGCGTGGCACATAATAGAATGAATTGTCATCTCGATTAAAGGATTTGCTCGACAGCTTGTTCAATTCAAGCGCGCCTGCATAATTTTTAGCAATAAGCAAACAGTGGTAATTATCGCGGATTTTTTCGTTGAGCGTGCTGGTCAAATAGAACTCTTCTGCCGCTATAAATTTTATGCCGGACTCTTCCATGCAAAGCTTTTTTTTGACCCACTGAAAAACGCTTCCGTGTTCGCTAAATGCCAGCGCCTTCATACCCCATTTTTTTGCTTGTTTGACATATTCATCATACGATGTCACAGAATCGATGTTGGTTACGCCGTTTGAAAGCATTGTGTGGCAATGTAATATCGTATAATTAGACATAAGAAAGACCTCTGTCCGCAAAGTCCTCGCGCATCGGTCTATCGCCTCTAAGCCACGACATCATGGCGCAAGCCTTTACCCCGTATTCATATGCGCAGTCAGTTATGCAATCAAAAACAACACCATCACACACAACTTTCTTTGAGCGCGATATTCTCCCACCCTTGCCCTTTAATTTTTTTGATATTTTTTTTCTTGTTTCCTCTGAATGCGTTTTGCCATACATCGGGTTATTCTTCCCAGCCACATTACGAGCGGCAGAGTTCCTTTGTCTTGACATTTTGCTCGAACTATTTTCTGCAACGGTGCCCCATTTCAAATTGTTTGCACAATTATTGCACTCTTTATCATATTTGAGATTCTTTTCATCCTTATGCATTACGACGAAATTCCCATCTGCATGGGGCAAGAACGCTCTCGCCACAAGAACATGAACCCTATATGTTTTTTCCGTTCCACCCTTACTCAAAGCGACCTGCCAATACCTTCCTGCAGCGTCGGCATGAGGTGTTAGATATTTCCCCTTAAATCGCACTGCGACCCCGTTGCGCCTTAAAACCGTTCTGTCCAAACTTCGGACTCGCCCCATATTGCTTACTTGATATAACCCATCATAGCCATGGATATCTTTCCACTCTTCGTTGAGCATAGCATCACCTCCTTTTGCAAACATTACGCCCTGTTCATTTCTTCGGTCTCACAGGCATCAACACACCGTCACCATTTTCAGCTTCAAAATAAATAGCCGAAACACCATCTCTTGCATATGCAGTTGCATTAGGCAAACAACCCATAATATTTGCAAGATAAACAGGATTTACATATATATCCAATTCTTCGTCAAGACAGTACAACTCGTCTTTGTTGCAAGTCTTGCAGAACACCTTAATATCAGCAAGGTCAGGAAGAACGATTTGCTGCGCACCATCGGGCATCTTGACAATGTTTTTGAGGTAAAAAGGCTCGCCTACACCATCTGGAACACGCTCGAGCGGTAAATCCCTTTTGAATCGAACGGCAACACATCCATCACACACGCAATAGACGGTCTCTCCGTACTGGTTTTTGTCCTCATACATACCATGGATATTGGGCTTGCCCGGATAGCATTTCTTTGCATTCTTGATGATTGCATTGGCAGCATTATACACGCTCTTTACTCCGCCTTGCTTAGCTGCCGCATCCCGCATTTCTTTTTCAAGGGCTTCCTTCAAGAGGGCAAATTCAGTTGCAACACCGTGACTTAGCATTCCTCCACAATCCCGCTTCCACTGTTCTTCCCACTTAGAAATAATCGGATAAAGTTTCTCTGCTTTCATGCCTTCACCTCATAATTATACATAAATTTCTGCATATTTATACATTCTTGCTGAACTTCTGTGGCTTGTGCAGTGTATTTGTAACTGTACGATTTTGCTTTCTTTTCAGACTGTTCTACCTGATAACTAATAAGCAGTATGACCACAATCAAAATCATCAGAATTGCCGCCCACAAATGGTCTTTCCAATCGCGCATTGTTTATGCCTCCTTTGATTTGTTGGTTGTATTATACTGCAAATAAATTGATTTGTCAATAGCTTTTGCAAAAATTTTTGTAAAAATCTGAAATACCTGATACAAGCGCATCAATGTCCGACTTTTTTGTGTATCGGCTAAATGAAATTCTAATAGTTTCCTCGGCGGTTTCTTTTGAATAACCATAGCCATCACATAAAACGCGGTAGTCATGTTGAGCAGAGCATGCCGACGCTCCTGAACCGACATAGATATTCTTTGTGGAGAGATATTGCTGCAATGCGTCCGCGTTGATGCCAGAAAGATAAACAGCGTTGATTGCATCTGTCTTATCTTCGCCATGCCCACCAAGCACAAACGCACAATCGTCTGTCACTTTAATAACCTCTTTGAGGAAATAATCGACAAATCCCTTATAAGTTGCTTCACGATTGCCTGTGATATTCTGCGCCCATTCAAAGGCAGACGCCATGGCAGAAATTGATGCAACATCAGGAGTGCCGTGAAGAATACCATAGTTGTTGTTCGGGTCGTCTGATAATTCAAACATTTTGCACAGTTCATCACACAACCACAATACACCAATATGCGGTCCATGGAATTTGTGCCCGCTGAACCAGCAAGCATCATATTTAAGTCTCTTCTGCGAACAATCAACCTTACCAATTGCCGCAGTTAAATCACAGCCGTTAAAATCGTATTCGTCGGGGCATGAATCATCCGCTCTCTTTGGCATAAAGCAAGGGTTCTCAAAAACATCGCCCGTCATTTGATTAACACGCTGCCAAAATCTGAAAGACTCGAGGCTTAACGGTGATTTCTGAGCAACATTCCATACGCTGTCATGCTCTTTTGCTCCAGTGTAAATTGACCCATCCCATAACCGTCCGAGCAGTTCTACACTCTCTGTTGCGCATCTTGTAAATATGAATTTGCCCTTGCCACCCGTGTCAAGCAATTTATGTAGCCGTAAACGGCATTTTTTTAGCGTCTGACGCTCGTTTATAGCATATGGTGTATTGGCATTACCCCACAGGTCGTCGCCCCGTACAGCGAAAAATTTTGGCATTGTCGTAGCGGCGTTATCGAGATAAACAATATTGTCTTTCATTTTTCTCTCCTTCAATTATCGTCCTCGTATAAAATCGACATAAACAAAAGTCCGAGAATAAAACCAATGACAATTGCAGATATAGCATAAAGCGGTGTCAAGACAGTCCGACCTCCATAGTATCATTCTCATCCATCGATTCACCCATAAGCAAGATTAAATCGATCTGATGTATAGCAACCATAACATCCTCAATTTGCTCTTCTACAAGCAAAATGCGATCTGTAATGGTCCGCCTATCATCAACTGCGGTCAGCCCACCCAACACTATATATTCCTTGGTTTTCTGCTTTTGCAATTCTTCATTCTGTTGCCACATTAGTTCTTTCACATTACAAACATATTCAATGTCAATATCGGTAAAAGAATCGGGCATGGCATATGCCATAAGGAATTTAGCAAGTATGGACTCGGAATATAATGAAAGCACCGTCATGCCATTCTTGCGGACAATTACTTCGCCATTCATTTCTGCTCACCCGCCTTATCAAGTTCGTCTACCTTGCACACAAAGCACTTGCCCGAACAAGCAACTCCACCTGCAACACGCAATTCTGCGCCGACCTGTTCAAACTGCTTGCCACAATTGACACATGTGGACATATCCGCCGCGACTTTCTTCTTTCTCATTTTGTGTTCCGGGCAATCTTTGCATCTGGATTTTGCTCGTTATATGCCCGAATCAAAGCGGCAACAATATGGCTTTGCCGCTCAGTCTCGACCTTCAGTCGCTCATACTTAGCAATTTCATTATATACTTTATTCAGCTTTACCATTACTTACATTCCTCCATGCGAAATTGTTCTTATAGTTCGTCCGCTTTTCAGGTGAATATTTATCACAGTTGTCTTTGCCGACACCGCTTGACCGTTTCATGCCCGTTCGATACATGAATGCGCAGTATTCAAATTCTCCGCCCGAATTTAATCGCTCAAGATATTTGCATCCCTTGCAATTTGCGGTCAGTGGGTTCGGCTTAAACAACTCAATATGCACTCGTCCGTCCATACGAATTAAAACTCATACAGGAAAGAGTACAGCAGAGAATGGGCGCGCGGGTCTGTCGGATATTTTTCTCTGAACTCGCTCATGAGCCGCAGATATTTATCCCGGCATTTCTTGATTTCTTCCCACTTATCGTTGCGCGTCTGCTCTCTTGCAGCTCTATCCGCTTGTTCTTTGTCATATGCTCGTTCGGCTTCAAACAGCTTTGTTTCATCATCGAATAGCTTGCACAGTTTGTCGCTATAATATCTCATAACATGTCCTCCTCAAAATTAAGTCTATCACAGCTTGGACAGAACGCCTCAATATGCGATTCAAACGGCGCCCCATCCAATTCATAGTGATATTCTTTGTGCTCTTGGTATTCAAGCTCATGTCCGCACTTTTGGCATCGGTCATTGTCCGACAGCCACCTTCGGCAATCTGCATCAATTTCGTCCTTTGATTCTGACAGAATTTCAATTAGCAGCGCCGCAATTTCATCATACGGTAAATCAAGCTCGTTGATTATATCCCACATATGCCCTCCTGTATCATTAGAATGTCATAGCCGAGACGGCTGCATTGACCGCTTTCTCATTTGTCTTGATATATCTGCTTGTAGTAGAAATAGACGAATGATGTAACACATCACGAATAACCGCAACAGGCACACCGTTCTCAGACATAATAGATGCACATGCGGCTCTCAGAGAGTGCGCCGAAATCTCAAATGGAAGTCCGGCTTTCCGTCCAACAACCTTTAGCGTCTTATCGAAATTGGCGTTGTTAATTTTGCCGCCCCATGTGGAAGTAAACAGATATTCGCATCCATCTTTTCTCTTTGGTAGATATTGTTCAATTGCCACAATATTTGCATCGCTGAAGAACACGAAGAATTCCTTGCCGCCTTTACCTGTCATAGCAATTTTGTTTGTACCGTCTTTACGCATTTGTTCATATTGCTCAAGCGTGACGCTTGTAAGCTCATTGAATCGAAGCCCCGTGGTTGCATAACAGGAAATCAGCGCCTTGTCACGGGCATTTGTCGCAGCTTTAATAAGTGCAGACACCATATCTGCGCTCATAAATTCCTTCGGCTTAGAATGGATACTTGGTCTCCTTACATTCGCTACTGGATTCTTTTCAATTGTTTCGCACTCGCACAGAAACTTAAAATAAGAATTGAGCGCGTTAAGCTTAATATTGATTGTCGCAGAAGAAGCATCGGACATGCTTTCCATCCATGCGAGAATATCATATTTCTCAACGCGCTCCGCGTCTTTATTAACAAATGCAAAGAAATTTGCAATTGCCTCGGCATATCTTGCAATTGTGTTTGCGGCTTTCTTTTCTGCTCTCAGGCTGATAAGATACTCATTAAACTTCGTCATTTTGTTTGTCCTCCGTCATTTGTTGAGTACATTATACAGTATGTCGAGCGGTTTGTCAATAGTTTTTGAAAAATTATTTCAACTTTTTAGCCGCATCTTTGATATTCTTAGAGAGATTGAACACAATCTTTACACGAGCCGGGGCTACAAGCTGTTCGCCCGTCCGAGGATTTCTTGCTTTTCTCGGTTCCATGTTGCGGTATTCTGTCTGCCCCAAGCCATAAATATTCATGCCTTCGCCCGTCTCACAGGCAGTAATCATCAGCCCGAGCACAGTATCAACAGCGGTCTGTGCCTCATTCCATGTGCAGCTTGTTTCTTCTCTGTATCTTTTTGTCAGTTCTTTTCTATCCATGTTTATTTGTTTACTCCTTATTCTGCGGTCTGAACATCTGTTGTGTTGCTAAACTGAGACCACAGTACAACACCATTGTCCCAAATGCAAATAAAATAAAATTGGTCTTCGGTTGCATTTCTGTATTCAATGATATAAGACTGGTGATCGTCCGTCGTTCTATTGCGGTGTGTAGCTGTATAAGCAAACGGGGTGAAATCGTCTCCATATGTATCCGCCATATATGCATGTGCAACATCAAGCAGTGCGTCTGCATCCATAGCCGCATCTTCGCTCCATGCGCCGGGCTTGCTCATTGTGCGAATAAGCCGACCTTCTTCATTCGCGGTGAATTCATTGCCGTCTTTGTCTTTGTATACTTTTACCTTGTCGCCAACGCCGTTCGTGCTTTCTTCCACAAAGGTTAAGTCAGCCGTATCAAATGTGGCATCTGTCGGAATTTCCACAAGCCCAGAAGATTCTTCCTCGGTCGGCTCTTCGGTCGTTACAATATCGGATACCCGCTCCTTCAGCGCGTCACGCTCGTTGATAAGGTCGCAAATCTTAACCCAGACAAAAATCGTCAGAACACATAACAGTACAGCAATCAAAGTAACGATAACGGCATACTTTCTTTCTTCTTTCATTTTTTTGTTCCTTTCTTATTTTACTACAATTTCAATAATTTTGTCTCCGCCAAAGTTTTCTGAATCTCTAATGCCAACCCTATGACCGTCACATGTTTCCCTGAAGTCTTCCTCTGTAATACCGAGTCTTGTCAGCCCGCTCTTCTTGCACAGATAGCCGACAAGCAGCTGCAATCTTTGAATGTCTGCACGGCTTTTGTCAAGCTGCCTCTGCAAATCAATCAAATTGCCGTTAATTGCTTCTCTGTATTCCATGGATTTTTTTAGACATTGATTTTCTCGCTCGAGGCTTTCATTAAGTTGCGCCTGTGCAATGGCAAATGCAATAAGCTCTTGGGTGGGCAAGCTTGCAATTTTTGCTTTGTCTTCTTTTTTTATCATTTTCTTTAATCCTCCTTTCTAACAAGAATATATTTGCCATTGATTACTGCGGGACGAGACCAGCATTCATCACATGTTATGTAGTCACCCTCGCAGATAAAGGCGCGATTTGGATTCTCTAATTCGTAATTGTACGGGCAACCGTCTACGGGTCCGACCAACCAATCACTATCATGTCCTACATAATACTTCTTAACCCACTCGCGCCGCGTCATGAAACGCATTCGTTTAATTTTCATCGCTTACACTCCCTCGGAAATGCATATGTGATTCGATTGTGCGACATTGCATCTTCAGCGCTCTTCGTTTTGTGAAATCTCGCGCCCACAGATTCGCCCCACGCTTTGATGCCCTCAATCTCGTTCGGCGTTGTTTCGCGCTCTGTGATTTCCACTCGGTTCGGATGGAAGTATTTCACGATTATTTTCATGATGTTGTTCCTTTCTGCGGGGATTTGCCACCCCGCTCTGATAAGTTGTTTAGTTATGCTCTATCAAGCATCTCCAGACCAGTCATGATTTCTCCGTCATACCCAATCACCTTGACCGACTCCCAGCAGGAGCTGCCCAGGTCCATATACTCCCCCCCAAGATATTCAGACAAACTTCCGACAGAAGAAAACGCTTTGTCGTCGCAGATATACGCCGTGTCATTGTCGTGAAAATGGTCGTTCAGCAACATCATTTTTACTAACACACCCATCTTGGTATTCGTGTTTACATTTGTTGCTTTCATTTCGTACATTGTCATTTTTCCTTTCTCCTTTTATTTTTTTTGTTGAAAGCCATTGCTTTCTTTACTGTGATTTCATCATATCATATACAATTCCACTTGTCAATACCTTTTTCAAAAAAAATATAAAAAAATAACTGCTCCGAAATTTCGTCAAATAACAGAGCAGTTAATGTGTTTTTCGCGACCCTTGTCCTCCCGTCTGGTTGCATGTAATTCCCCACTCCGAATGGGAATTATCGCCTTCGCCAATGCGCATGCATTGCTTATTCCATGAACACTGAAAGACTCGAACTCTCATCCTACCGTCAGCCTCGTCGCTGAATTTCTATCGGCGCTCTCCCTTTGAGCTAAGTCTTCATTTAGAAAATGTTTGCGCTTATTCATAAGTGATTGAATTTTATTGTAAAAAATTTTGCGTTGTTTGTGAGTACATTTGACATTTGCCATCCTCTCAAAGTTTATGACGTAAAATCGCGCCGCTTCGGACAACGAGTAAAATGTCTTTGTGTAAAATCCGTATCTATACGAATATGTGTTTCGATACATCACAAAAGTTACCACGCTTGCGTTTCCTTTCCAATGCTTACATAAGAACACCCTACACAGACAGCAGAGGTAATTGCTCTGTCCCCTTAGCATATCCTTGTTGACAGAATATAAAAATGTGTTGCCTGCGCCCATAACCATATGCCGTGCTTCTTCAGATGTGCCAATAACACAAATGTTAAAACGGCTCCCAAGATTACTGCAGGTCCTTTGTTTTTATATCCTATGCCCCTCCAACCCTCGGGTTTGTCTTATGTGATTGTGCCTGCTTAGAATCAATCAGCATTACTTCGCCATCACAATCTGCATATGCGACATGCACTACGCATTATTTAATACCGGGCACGCAGCTGATTTGCGCTGAAGCAAATGCTTCAAATGCCCGTCTGGTACTGTAAGATAGTGTCGAACTATCGTCTATCGGTTATAATATAAGCCGATTGCTCTTCCGTTGAGCTATTACAGCATATCCTGCGGTTTTACCCGCAGAATAATGTATCAAAAAAAAAGGAGGAGAAAAATGAATTTCTGTCAAGCCAGCCACTTGACATTATTTATTATAGCATGGTCAATTTTATTTGTCAAGAGTTTTTTGAAAATTTTTTATATCTTTTTGAGTGCAGAATCCATCGGGCGCGTCAATGCTAATGCTTGCGCCTGCTACAGTACATCCAAGCAATGCAGAAATGCATTCATCAATTTTATACACATAAACATTGCCAGGATTATCAATCTGCACATTGGCATCTGTAACAGAATACACAGGAATTTGCTTATCTGTGACGCCTTTAATCCTTGCAAGAATGGTCTTAATATGCATGTAGCTTGGGCATATAATTGCGCCGTCGTTCTTGACCGCCTCTTGAATAATATTGTCTAAAATATCATCACAGTAATGCGCTATAAAAAGCTTCATTTAACATGCTCTCCGTTTCTTGTTTCCTCAAAATATTCTTCAAATGAAAACCATTGGTCTTTGAATAAATTGCCAATAGCAACAACTTTTCCAAACGGGCTGTCGAATTTGGCTCTGACACACTTGCCTTTTAGTTCTTCCCATGATTCAACGCCGACCGTTTTCATGAGTTCGATAATTGCACCATAGCCATCGCGCGATTCGTATTTACCCGGCTCTGCACACCATCGGTCAAGAACATATCCGCCATAACCACAACCCCACCCATTGCCTTCCATGATAACATAGGCGGTTAAGCATCCGTGATCTTCGCCAAGTTTTGTACTGGTGATTTTGGCATTTAATATCTCATTCATTTTTATCTCATTCATTTTATTTCTCCTTAATTCATTTATTGCTTCTTACAGCATCCATAAGTTCACACCACTTTAGGATATACTTGTCAAGCCCGTCTTCCCAATCTTCCATCAATCGCATGCCGACAGACTCAATTTCCCAACACGGCTCTTTCTCATTATATCGCAATGTAGCAACAGAATAACACGACCTCGTTGTTACGATTTCTTTCTGCTGAGTAATGCTCAATACTTTCATTGGTTTATGGTCATACCACTTAATTAAATCAAAGCTGTTTGGGTCAGTATGTCCGTCTAAGAATTGTGTTGGTTTGATTTCAAATTTATCTCTGAACAGCATTCAAACCTCCTCTGGCAAGCCGCCATGTACATCAATTGATTGAATATCTTGAATGCCAAGAATTCGGACATAATCCTCGCCATCAAGAACATCGTTCAGCCAACCGACACGCACATCGCCATTTGCTTCAATAAGCGGAAACGCAATCGCATTAAAATTCGACCATAGTTTACCATCGTGTGATGTCTCGAGCATAACAATTACTTGGCATGGCTTGTGCTTATTCCAAAACAAACGGATATATGCGTCAATACTCGCCTGCATAGACATGCCTCTGTGCTGTTTCAATTCAATCATTTCGTCGCCTCCTCACTTGAAAATATCGTTCCAATCAATATTGCCAACATCCATCCTGTGTGAAATTTCAAACTTCCTAACAATTGCCTGAATTTTCTTTTTGCCCAGGTATTCGTTAATGCTCAATTCAAATAGGCACTCAACTTGGCACGAGCCATAAGCATGTGTTTCGGCTTGTTCTGCTATATCATTTGATGCCATAAAGTAAATAAAATCAAAGCCGCCCGATTCAAACTTAATTGTATTTGTTCTTTTGCGATAGACGGTCGCTTTTGGACTATCAAGCACAATGTGGAACACGGGCGCAGGCACATCATTGCACATGCATTTGGTCTGCTCTAACAGATTTTCGACCAATGTAATGTCAATATCTTTAAGTGCCAAATCGCAATCACAAAGTTCCAAAGTATCAGCCAAAAGCTCATTTTGATACTTTGCCCATTCAATAAATTTGTCATAATCCTGCTTTTTAATTGTGATGCCCGCAGCTGCATCATGCCCTTGCACCTTACACAACTTAGATGAATTAAGGAGGTCCATGATTTCATTAGGCGCACGCATTGAGCCTGAATATGATTTATTTGACTGCTCTCGCAAGACCAATGTGGGCTTATGGTAATTGCCTAAAATACTGTTCGCATATAGCCCAGTATATGGCGCCCATTGCTTGTCAACAAAGCTAACCATAAACGGTCCCGCTTCTTCAGGTGGCGAATCTTCAGACATTGCTTTTGTTGCATTTGCCTGTACTGTTTTAGCCGTCCGCCCTGCATGGATTGCATCTGAAAAATCAATCTCGCCAAGGAATGCCCGAATGAATAACTCAATATCTGAATCTTCAACTCTTGTCAACGCATTAGCAATTGGGGCAATGCTCCATCCGACAGATTTTGCGCTTCGGTCTCCTTTTGCAAGACGGTCATATAGAAATTGCAAAAATTCATTTTCAACCCTTTCAAGCCCGGTGCGTAGAATTGCAATATTCTCAATACCTCGAATCGAACACATATCCGAAACAATACTTGCTGCGCCCATATCCCAATAATACGGCGGGCTAATATTATTTGCATTGCAATATGCTATAATGAATTTTATAGTCACACATGTGCCAGACAAATCACGATTGACTGAATCGCCCTTCTGCAAAAACGGATTTACAATTGTCGCATATGGATTTTTCTTTGTCGGCTTGTGATGGTCGAGGACTAAAATTGTGCAACCGCTATTGCACAAAATTTCAGCACACTTGCTTGGGTCTGTTCCCGCATCGGGCACAATCAGCAATTCAGTTTTGTAATCCCAAATCTGCTTTGCGGCTTCTTTTGTGATCCCATGCTTTTTGCCTTTGTGTGTGACAAGATTGAATCTTGCATTTTGCCTTTTCAAAAAATCACACATGACCGCTGAGGACAAAATGCCGTCAAAGTCTGCATCGGCTAAAACCGAAATTGTTTTTTGATTTTCAATTGCAGATTTCAGAATTGCAATTCCCTGCTTGGTCGGCTCATCTAAAATTGGGTTTTGAATATCAGACTCGCCCACTGAAATCCATTTCTCAGGCTCAGCAACTCCACAGGCGATTAAATGTTCAAAAACCAAATTCCCAAAATCAATTTCAGATTCGGGCTTCTTAATTCGTTTTTCAATTTTCACTTTCTAATTTCCATTTCCGAATTTCAATTTTCATTTTGCATTATAGCATTTTAATTTTGCTTTGTCAATACTATTTTCAAATTTTCAAAAATAATTTTTGAATTTCTATTTTCAAAACTCAAATTCTATTTTCTATTGAACGGTGCGCGCGCTGGCGCGACTGCGCTCCGGCGGACGGCTGCCGGCGGAAATT